AGCTCCGTCTCGTGGGCTCGGAGATGTGTATAAGAGACAGGAGTAAGAGGGGGAGAGGGGTTGGGCTGGCTGTCTATAAAAACCTACCTGCACAATTCTAAAATGATTTTTCTTGCCCGACCTGAGCGGGGTCTGCACGTTTTGAAAATGAAAAAGCTCTTTGGAGATTACCTGCACAGTTTGAAAATGAATTTTCTCTTTGGAGTTCAAAATTTTCTCTATAGATTTCTCTACAGAACTCTACCTGCACAAATCTGAAATGAAAAAGCCCTCCTTACCTGAAAAATTTACCAGATAAGAAAGGCTTAGGCTATTGTGAATATCCTACAGAGTTTCTTAGTTCTTTGCGTCTAAGAAGGTAACTTCTGGTGAAGAGAAGATTGCCTCAATATCCTCATCAGTTCTTGCATAGATATAAGCTTCTGCATCACTACCAAATGTTACAGCAATTCTGTGATTGCTCTTTGACAGGTGGGTAACTAGAGCGTTACTTAGAGACATCTTTTCAACCGGAGGGTTACTTTGATGTATCTTACCTTTTCTTCGTCTGAAGAGGGTAACTGCGTTATCTGTGAACACTGCTACACCTGCAAAGTATTCTGGTTCACAGTAGTTCTTCCAACCTGAGAGTAACTTGTGGTACATCTCTCCTTCATAGACATATAGATAAACATCTACACTCTTCATCACCTGATTGATGATAACTGTGACGGCTTGAGGGTCAAGTCCACCGATACCTGCACCAATCATAGGTAAACCAACTTTCTTCAACTGATTAACTTCACAGTATCTGTTAAGTTGCTTCAAAGATGACTCTAAAGCACTGTATCGGGCATCTTTACCAGTCTTAAGCTGAGTGTAAAGGTTAGCTATACGACCTTGTTTTAAGCGTGCTACAGAGAAATTACCTAGTAAATTCTCACAGGGTTTGTGACCTATACCACCTGCATAGAGATAAACTTCTGTATCGGTCTCATATGCTTTTGGGTAAAGTTTAGAAATCTTGTCAGCGATACCTGCGCCCATTAGGTTCATGCAGTTACAACCATGACCAATGATGTCAAACTTACCTTTATCAAATGCAGCAAAGATATCACCATTGATGATTTTTACAATACCCATTTAGCATCTCTCCCAAGATTCTTTATCTTCTGAAGGTTTTACACGTTGCCCTTCATGGTCTACCCAGATACACCCACAACCTTCACAGATTACTGGCATTGCATAACCAGCTTTAAAGTCATCTTCAGTGATAAGACCTTTTAAGTCACCTGTATCACGTCCGAACATTTCGATAGAACAGTCTTTACAGAAGTCAGCCATATAATATATACCTTATAGTTCAGTTTCTCGTAATTCTTTACCTTCATCATAGAAGCATTTATAGAATGTGTCTATAGAGATTCTGGCAAAGGTGAGGTCTTCAAAGTATTCTTCTGGAGTTATCCCTGTAAAACTAAAACTATCGAGATTGTAAAATGGTATCACTGTGTCGTTACTAACGAAAACACATGCTGATGTAACTTCTCCAGTGTCTTTATCAATTACCTCTAGAGCTTTCATAGCTTACCTTTTCGGTTAGTTCATATAAATCAACATGCTCAATACTGTCAATGTTGATATCAATCTTTTTGAAACGCTCCATCACTTCGTTATCAGTCATCCATATCAGACACCAATGATTCTGGATGGATTCTTCAAGAAGGTCAACACAATCTTTAAAGGTTTTTGTATCACTTCTTGTTCCTACTACTGCGATTGTTCCATATAGCCACTTACCATTGCCATAAGATACTTGTGCTACGCCAACTTCTTTACCTTTCTCATAGTAAATGGCTACAAAGTCTCTTCCATTAATCTGCATAGTTACTTCCTCGTTTTAAGAACTGCTAAGATTTCTTTAGAATCTGGTAAGAACCATGTGTAGTGATTCTCTTTGATTTCTGGATGAGTGTCAACCTTTATTTTGCACTCTTTACCAACATGTTTAAGCTGTGCTGTGACACCTTGCATAAAGATATGGCACATCACATTATCCATAATGGTTGGTGAGAAATCAATTCGCATATAAGTCTCTTTTGGTCGTGGTAACAGTAAGTACCCTTCTACGTAAAAAGTATCTTGATTCTCTGTCATTGCTGCTTATTCCCTAATAAAATCATGTCAATAAGGTTGTTAGCTTTGATTGTGCACTGGTAAAAGCCGTCACGATAGAACTCAAGGGCTGCTGCTACATCGCTGCCTGTGTTGCCTTTGATGATATACCGTGATTCTTCTTGAGTGTACTTATCACTCTCACTTACTTGGGAGTTTTTGAATGTACTGCTCACTTTGTTCGTTGAACACCCTGACATAATTATCAGTAACACAAACATTATAAAACTCTGGCTTAGTCTTTTCATACGTTAGTACCTCTTTTGTATGCTTATTCTTAGCAAGCACATCTTTCAAATCATTTTTGTAATTGGTGCTCAGTGTGGCTAAACCTTCCTGATAAGCATCTTTGGCAACACTTATTAGTTTCTCATTATTTAGCTCAACTTCAGCAACTTGATAGTCTCTGTAAGAGTATCCTCCCCAGACACCTGCCCCAACTAAGAAAACAATTATGAAAGTAGCTTGACAGAACTCTTTAAATGTCATTTAACAATCTCCTGAAATGAAAAAGGCTCCCGAAGGAGCCTGTATCTTAACCTTAACCGAGGACTTTAGCAAGGACATTTGCAGCCATCGAAGAAGCTTTTGCAGCAGCAGCTACCCCAGCTTTGACGGTGCTATCCTTGATAGCAGATACCGTTGCAGCATCAGTAAAGAGATAAGTAGTTGTTTTAGAACCACTTGTAAAGGAAAGCATAAGAGCAGTTTCCAGATTGAAAGAGCGATACGGAGCACCTTCTTTAACGATACCTTCAGTACCTAACTCTGAAGCCATACCCATATCATAGATAGTCATCAGGTTTTCTTTGTGTGCAGTCGTTGAACCAGCACCTTTTACGTGTTTCTTAACATTCAGAAGAGCACGATACTCCCGGATGTTACCGTCTGCTTTTACATTGACAGCACGGAAGATTTTACCTTCAAAGTTGCTCTTGATAATGTTACGAACTACTTCAGATTTGTTTGCTGTAACGTCCAGTGCTACCGTAATGATATTGTTCATAAGTTTCTCTCAGTGTTTAACTAACATGGTTTTAATGTGTGGAAGGATTCTGTTTACCTTCTGAACATTCTTCTCTGTATCTTCTATAAAACATACTATATTAAAGTAAGGAAGAATGCAAGACTGAATCATCCTCACTTTCAAACTTTCTGCACTTATAGAGTTAGTTCCAAAACCACGCATAAAAAGCAAGTAATCATGCTCTATATTGTGCCTTAAAAACATCTCAGTAGGTATTCTCTGAGATTCACCTCTCGCTGTCAAGAGTCCAATGGCAGCATGATTAGCAATTGCATCAATAATACTAAAGACATACGTTGGTTTTGCTCTTACAGAGTCAAGAAGATTAGTGTACTGTGAGAATGACCCATCAGTCAATTCCGTTGAGCAATCTTCGTGATTAAAATTTGTAAGAACACCATCAATATCTGCTAAGATGAGGTTACCTTTTTCTACAAGGTCTTTATTGACTATGACTAAGCTATCACGACTTACACCTATAGTTTGTCCAGTCTCTTTATCTACAACATTCACAATTGGCTCTGATGTGTGGAACTCTTCGAGTGAGCATACAACTTCTCTTGCAGTGTCTTCAAAATCCCTACACTGTTCTGGAGTCCATACACAGGAATCAAGACCTAACTCATGAGGATGTAAGTCGTAAGCATGACACAGTACTTCATCAGACTTTTTTAATTTTTTCATGGTTTACCTTAGAAATGTTTGTTGCAAATTCACATTGAGCAATGACTTTCATGTTGTTATAGACATCTTGAGAATATTTCTTAGCTTTAGGGATTTTGTACGAATACCCAGCATTATATGATGCTAAAACTTTTTGTAAAGTCTTCTTTGACTTTGGCTGACCATGCACCTTTGTCCAAAACTCAAGCTCTTTGTGAGTTTCCTTCGCAGCATAGTTAAAGTCTTTTAAGAGTTTCTTTTTAGCCATATTAGGACTAATTTTGTTACGCTTTACAACAGTCTTCAAGTGATTCTGGAAAATACCATAATCATGTGTCTTTTTATTCTCTACCTTCAGACCTAACTCTGACTCTTGTAAGGCTATAGCAGCTAGAGTGATACCCCAACCTTTACCCATGTTGTTCTCACCATACTGGTAAGCTTTTAACATGTTTACTTTTTGGCTAATTGATAGCTCTGGGCAGTCAACTGCATAAGATAAGTGTGCTGTAAACATTAAGCACAAACCTAGAATCAATTTCTTCATTGGTTCTCCTGTTTAGTTTATCGTGACAACAATTATACAGCACTCTGCACAAAATACAAATAAAAAAGGCCGCCGAAGCAGCCTTTTAAGAAATTACTTATTAGATTTCACGTTTACGCTCAGAGATAAGTTCACCAGCAGTGCCAACGATGACATGCAAAGCTTCAGTCTTGCCATCCCATGCTTTCAGTACTTTACGTTGATTATCAACGATTGCTGCAACTTCATAACGAGACGAGCGCATCTTCATATCGTTGTAATCAGTTGGTACGGATACAACGTCTCGTGGATGGACACGAACCTTCAGAATTGTATCACCTGAGAAGTAACGAACATAATCCCAAGCACCAACGTGAAGACCTTGAGAGCAAGTCACGTTACGGTTATTATCAACCATCCAACGTGGCATTTCTACAATGTTACCCAAATCATTAGGTACTTTGCAGGTGCGGGAGTCAACCAGCTTGCCTTCACGAGTAGAGACTTTCTTCCAACCAATGATGTAGCCTTCTTCATCAATTTCAACATCAAGGTGAGATATGAATCCCCAAAGTTGTTCTACAGAATCTTTAGATGGGTTTTCCATCAGTTTTTCGAAGAACATTACAAGTCGTTCAAAACCTTTATCACCAGTCTTCATCATGTGAAGGATACGGTCAACCAGAGTAGAACGCATCTCAACAGCACCGTAGAATAGCTTATCACCTTTGATTGTGATAGCTCCCTGCGTGAAGTTTTCGATAGACTTACGAATGTTCATCAGTTCAAAGGCTTTCTTGAACTCACCTTTCACAACATGAACTACAATCTCTTGATAGTTCGGATGAGTAGACTCAACAATTTCAGATTCTGAACCGTAAGTCATAATTACAGAGTCGCCAGTAATCATGTACTCAATCTTGTCATCTTTCTGCATAGCTTCGTGCAGTTTATTTACTGGAGCTTTCTGTACAGAATCTTTAACAACCTTTTCAACTGGTTTGTCAGCTTTCTTTTTAAAGGTCTTAGCAACTTGCTTCAAAGTCTTCGTAGCTGGTGTAGAAGTTACCTTCTTATTCCCTTTTAATGTTGCTTCATGACGCTCTACAGCACGACCGACTGAACGGGTTGAAGTATTAAATTTCTGTGCAATAGCTGTTTTAGTCAGCTTACCTTCTTTAACCAGTTTGTAAATTTCTGCGTCAATCTGTGCTTTAGTTTTAGTAGTCATCTTATTACTCTCTCTTGTTAGTTAATAAATCATTTTGTGAGGATATTCTAAGGGGCTTTGAAGCCCCTTGTCAAACACTTTAATCGTAAACTGTAGTTCCTTCTGGAACACACTTCACATCAAAACCTAAGAACTTACTCACTTCGATGGGTGACACTTTATTCCAATCTAAATGAGAAAGCAAGAAGTTTTCTTGTTTTCTTTTTGAAAGGTAGTTTGTCACCTTAATAACCATACGGTCACCAGCTTTCTTAATTTTCTTGTAAAGCTTTGTATCGTTGTCAAGACAATCTTTCAAAGTTTTCAACACACTAATAGTGTAAGTGTATGCAAATGGTGCAGCAACATACTGGATTTTACCAAACATTGCCTCTACAGCCTCTTCATTACCTTCTAGGAAGATAGTTTTGTTTGTATCCCGTGAATAGCAATAGCCACGAGAAATCTTCCTGTTATTGAACGTAAAGTTTCTGGCAATAATCCAGCTACTTGTAAGGTCAAGAACACCATTCATGTAGATGCGTGTCGTATACCTGTTATGATTAATCCAATGAACATCAGTTAAGCTGTCGTTCAAGAGCTTCTCATCTACTTCAATCCAGTCTTCTGGTATCTTTTTCCAATTTGCTTTTCGGAAAACATAGACTGTCTTTCCAATAACATTAGCAACTGACTTAGCTACATCTTCTGGGGATGAGCAAAAACATTCACCATCAACTGTGTCACCAATTGCCTTAATGTAAAGCTGAGGTTCTTCAATTGTGTCTAAGTCCTCTGAAACCTCTTTATAGGAAGCTACACCTTCTGCTGGAACAGCTTTCCAGAGTTTTACAACACCCCTTACAGCTTCTTTGCGCTGGTAATGGTGCTCCTTATCAGACATTTTCACAATCTTTAACAAGCTTTTATCAAGTTTGTGTAGATTGATTAGGTCGTCTAACTCTTTTTCAGTCGAGAATACAAACACAATACCATTGTATCTGTGAAACAGACTTGACTCACTGGCGTAGTCTCGACATGCACCACGCAGAATCTGATTGCGGCCTACAGTCTTCTCAGTACCATTTTTATTGCGACGGTCATTAATCACGAACAAAAACTGTTCAATTTGGCTTTTACGCATTGCACCAAAGATATTGAACATACTTGCCTCTTGAGTGTAGGAAAGCGATGTTGCACGAATCTTACTCTCTAAAGAGTTGAACTTGACATAAGCAACTGGGTCATAAAGATAATCTACTTTAGGTATATTGTTCCCGTTCCTATCAACCTTAATATTGCCTTTACCATCACGTTCATAAATGACTGAGCCGTCTTCTGCGTAGATAATTCCACGACGAATGTTTAGCAATTCTTCTTCCAGAGAATCAAGCTTAACGCCACCCCACTCTAGCTTTGGACACACAGCATTAAACATCTCTCGTGAGTTCAAACGTAACTCAGCATAAGCCTGTGCAGCATCCATGAGTGTAGGTTGGCTATTAACTTTCTTGATAACATCCTTTGTAATTGCTTCAGTTATCTTTTTAGTAGCCTCAATGATAACATTTTTTGTCGTGTCATTCATCTGCAATGCTTCACGAGAAGCTGCAATAGCAACTGAACCAATAGGCATGTAGATGTTTACAAGGTCTACGCTCCTACGGAAAAACTCTGGCAAGACTTTGAAGAAATCATCACCAAGTAACGCTTCCATGTTCACTGGATAGGCAATGTTACCCATCACCACATTAAACTCTGTCCTGTTATCACTAGAACGCCAGCTGTGCTTATGAATCATGGCATCATAAACACCTTCTTCACGGGCAATTACGTTCATATCTGCTAATACATCGTCGTACTCAATATTACTTTCTGGTTTTACAGTGAAGTATGAGTACACATTCCCAGCTTCTTCAAAGAACTTTGAGATACGGTGGTCAGCAACTGCCACACGTACAGCTAAACCATTAGGTTCTTTTGTTTGGTTAGTTGTCAGCTTAGTTACTTGAGGGATACCATTCTCAAGATAAACAGAGTACTTATTAACAACACCGTCAACATAACTAGATACTGTGAATGACTGAGCAATTGCAAATGGTGACTTTGAGCCGATACCCATTGCACCAATGTAGTCATTAGAGTCATTCTTCGTAGAAGCTCCATAGTTTAGGTACAAACTCATAACTTTATCATGAGTCAATCCAGTTCCAAAATCACGAACTTCGAAGTAAGGCTCAAAACGAGTAGGTAAATGCACATGGAATGGGATGTTCTCTTTTCCAGCTTCTTTCTGAGCATCTACTGCGTTACATGACAGTTCACGAATCACTGCCCTTTCTTTAAAGGTATATACACCAGAACTCAAAAGGCTGAACATCTCAGGTGTCATTGTAATCTGTGCTTGAGACGTCTCTAAAGAAGTTGAACTCTTAATCACTTCTGCGTGGTCATTTACCATGCGCATAATACTTTCCTCTCAGTTTACTGTTAAATTACTTATTAAACATTTTACCAGAACCACCACACATAGGACAACATCCTGCCCTTATGTACCCCTCTCCATTACAGTAGTCACATTTTTTGTGCTCTGCAAAGTACTTACAAAGGAGGTAAACAAATACTGCTACACTACCAAGTGACAGTAAAATTTCTATCCAATATGCTTGCATGACTCACCTCTCATATTCTTGTAAAGGATAAAGCTTCTGTCATGAACGATACTTGTAGATACTGCAAAGTTACTTTCAAGCATCTGTTTGTTTGGATTGTAGAAGCTTTCTTTAAACTCGTCAAGTGCAAATTGGTGATGTTGTGGAAGACCTTTTACACAAACCTTTATTGTGATTGCTGCTGCAACCTTGCCAGCCAGTTCTTCTTTAGCTGCTACTAAAATTTTGTTAAGGAACTTATGACCATCTTCATGCTTCTTGATGTTCTCCCAACGTTCTTCTAAGACAATGTTGATGTTCATTTCTTTGATTTTCATAGTCTTCTCCAGAAATTAAAAAGGCTCCTACGGGAGCCTTTTATCATATACTTTTAAAGCTGCTTGTCAATATTATTTCGAATATCACCAAGAGATGTGTAACCATACTGCTCAGAGTCACTAAAGACTAAACGTAGAGCACAAGCTGGATGTTCAAGTACATCTGCAAAGCTCTGGAATCCATAGCCATCTACAGCTTTCAACTTATCACCATTCCACATAGGTACTACACCACCAAAAGCAGACTTCTTAACACCACTATCTGTTTTAGGGTCTTTTGCAAGCATAATCTCTTTACCACCAATGCTTGCAAGAGTTGCTTTAACAGCAAATGCAAAGGTGTCACGAGTCATGTACTGGTAAGTGTAAGAGCCTACACCAAACACTACGTTAGAGCTTGCAAAACCCATTTCATACAGACGCTTCAGGATTTCGTTTGCACGTTCCAGCGTGATAGAGTCGCCATAGATAAGGCCAATGTGCTCATCCAGTACCTTAAACCCTTTAGAGTTAATAGTTCCCCCAAAGATGTTGTACAGTGTCTTAATAGCTCCATCAATCTCCGCTACAGGACGTGTTACAACGTTTGCAGAGCCGTTGATGTAAGCATCTTTCAGCAACACTGTATCGGCTACTTCAAAGTCTTCTCTGTCAACAACCATTTCGTAGCCTTCTGACAGTAGCCATCCAGCAATACCATAGTTGATGTTTTCAAGCTTCATGTTCAGAACAGCATTCAACATTGTGTCGCTGGCTTCAAGCTTGCTTAGGTGCTCGTAATAAGCCTTTTTAGCACACTCTAAGTGGATTGCTTTATAACCTGTGACAATATGTACAGGGTCTCCAGAGTCAGGGCGAATTACCAGTTTACCATCACGTTCCATAATTTCTTTACGGAGTGCTGGTAAGATTTCTGACACAGTTCTCCAGAAGTTATAAGTATCTGAAACAATACTTGCAATACCAGTTGGGTAAGTTTCTGTTAAGAAACGACGGAAGGTTTGTAACTCACCTTTAAAGCGTCTTTCTTCTTCAATCAATTCATTACCACCTTCCCAAGCAATGTTTGCACACATTACAGAGTGTTCAGTGGCTGGTACAGAACTACCAATATCAGAGATTGGGTAAGACTGTCCATAGATGCGTTTAGCCGTGTATACAGCAGGGAAGCTATCGGTTCCTTTAAAGCTGGTTAAGTGACCTACAGCGTTAAATGCGTCATCAGTAAAGCCGGACATACCACGCATAGCAAAGTCATGGCACTGATAGGGCAGATGTAAGTCGTTGTCACAAGTAAGGTCAGCCCACTTCTTACAGATGCGTTTGTAATGCAATGCAATAGTTGCAATAGTGCAAGCCTTCCAAATCTCAGCAGAGAAAGCATCTTCCAGATAACCTGCTACCCAATGGAAACCTGAAACAGTGTTCTGGAAGACAATCATTGGGACACGCATAGGGACAACTGTACCTTCTTCTACCGCGTATACTTCAACTGGTAGATAACCTAAGTCGTGAAGTGCTTCCCAATGCTCTCGACCGATAGCATCTTTACCCAGAACACCATTCATGACTTCTAAGATTTCGTCAATTGCTTCTTTTTTATCACGTTCAAAGAAAGTGGCGTTCCAGTGGTCTATCAAGTAATCTTTAACAAAACGTTGAATACCAAAAGCCACTACACCGTCAATTGCTAAAGGGCTGTTAAACCATTTGTCACTACGTGGTGTCAGGTTGAACATCAAGTATTCTGTTGCACTAGGGTACTGGTAAACATGGCCAGACTTGTAAGCATCCGCGTTTAAACCTGCTGGTACTGCATAAAGTGATTTAGTCATCTTTTAATCTCTCTCTCAAAATGGGTCTTTCAAGCCCATATAAAGTTTCAATCAAGGTTTGCTACAGTAACTTGACTGTAATGTGTTAAGCCACGGTCTTTAGCTTCGCCTAAAGAGTTTGTAGTGTAAATATGGTCGATACCATTGTCAAGAAGGTTTTCAACATCTTTAGAGAAGATACCATGTGTTACATAAAGCTCTACACGTTTTGCACCTGCTTCACGTAGGTGTTTAGCTGCCTCTACGAAGGTTCGACCACCATCACAGATATCATCAAGAATCATGACGGTTTTATCGGTCAAATCAACATCGTCAAGGATTCGCATACCAGTGATTTCTCCAGTCTTAAGATTTCGCACCTTAGACATTGTGATATATGGTTTATCCACCTCTTTAGCAGTCTCTGCAATCTTCTTAGAAGCACCTGCATCTGGGGCTACTAAGTAATCAATCAGAGGGTCATTTGCGTAATGGACTGCAATCTCCTTTTGAGGAATACTCTGGAAGCAATTGAAAAGGTTATCTGGAACGTAACTATGAGGGTCAACTGCACAGACTGCATCAAAACCCATTGCATTAACCTGTTGTGCAAACACTTTCAAAGCTGCTGCATCACCTTTAAACATGTGACGGTCGTAACGTGCATTTGGCAAATAGTAAAAGATAGCAGTCTTCATAGCAAACTTATGAGGTACTAAATCATCAATTACCTCTTTAGCAAGTGCCACAGCAAATAATGTGTCTTTGTCATAACCCTTTATAATCATAATCACGTTGTTGATGGATGATGCAGCATAAGCAGTAAAATCAACAAACTCTGGTGAAAAATGTCCACCAATCTCACCAGAAGGAAATTGGACGATGTTAAACTCTTCTTCGTGAGTCCCTTTAGTTGGTGAATGAACTGTAACACGGATAGATGTTTTCATAGTTTTGTCTCTCAATCAAAGGTTACGTTTGTTACTGCCATTGCAGATTTGCATTTTACAGGGTCTACAACGTGGTAAAGTACACTACAGTTACCTGTGCTGTCTGGTACAGGTTTTACCCATTGATGCTTTATAGTTGGCTCTCCTAAGTCTTTGTAAGAACCATCTGTAAAGTTGTTTACCATCTCAAGTGCAATTGGTTCTGGAACATGACCACGTATCATGTACATTTCACAACCATTACCACCTTCACTGACTAATGGTAAAATTTCCCACTTCTCTTTAGCCATTGTAAGTTGCCCTATAAACTGTCTCGAACTTCAACAGGAGAGATATTGCCAAATCTGTATAGTTGTTGTCAAGCACATCTGGCATATTATTTTTGATATATTTCTCTTGCTCTTCGTAGGTCATCTTAGGGATGCTTAGAAGACTGTCGCCTTGCTTCTGGTTATCAAGCTTAGTCTGGATAAACCAGTTTGCACAGTGATGCTCACCACCCTTTGTAACAGGCTTGTGGTGACCTAATGTGAAGGATTGGCTACCTGTGTATCTGCAAAGTTTATTGAGCACTGTAATGGTGTTCTTCACAACAAACAATTCATACAGGTTATCTATAGTGTAGTGTGGGTAATAACGGAATAGTGCTCTTTCACGAGTACTTTCACGATTCCAGAGAATCATGTGATTGGAGTTTGAGGGGTCGTATTGGTGGGAGTCAATGAACTCTTGACGTTCCTCAAAGCTGAGTCTTAGCACTGACATTGCAGCAGAACGTTTTAGGTTTGACAGATACATATCATCTCCAAAATAAAAAGGGAACCTTTACAGTCCCCTTATAGTATCTGTTTACTGAGCTACTTTCAAGATGCTTGTGAATGAAATCTCACTCTCATCCATAAACTCTTTTGCTTCTCCAGTAACTTTCACAAAGTTATCTAGGCAGATAATCTTCTTATCTTTCTTGCTGTAGGTTAGCTTAACCTTTTCAATATCTTTCTTAGAGCTTTTCTCTTCATTAAAGAGCTTTACAGCTTCTTTAAATGGGAGGTATGAGCCATCATCATCACTAATAAAACCTGTACCACAATAGTAGAAGTTGTATTCTTTAGCCATAAACTGGCACAGTACGAAAATCTGTAATTTGCGAGTGTTATAAACTTTGCTCATGATTATTTAGCCTTCTTATTACGTTTACGGTTACGAGCTTTCTTAGCTGCTCGTTTAATAGCTGCTGCACCAGACGGACGGTGGGCTTGTTTCTTACCACCTTTACCACGGCCTACGTAGATGTAAGGCTGCTGTTCAATTTGGCTTGCAAGAACCTGTGCAACCACTGAAGCATCTACACCGACCTGCTTTCCAGTCATAGAAACAATTGCTGCTGCTTTTTCCAGTGCCTTCAAGAATCCAGCTTTCATATTACCTAAAATTCCCATTTTTAGTCTCTCTCTCATTAAAGTTTAATACAGAACTTATGAAGTTCTTCTTCAGTGATACCAATTGGAGTTATACCTTAGTCCATTTGCCAGAATAATCACTCTGCTCTCCACTGACAATCACCTTGCCACCCATACTCTTTTCTCCAGAGGTTTTGGTTATTAGAACCACGATATGGTTTAACTGTTGGTTTAGATGAATCATACTTACCATCAATCACCACGTCAACATATTTCATCACATCAAGGTGAATTTTTTCATGTAACTGAAAACCTGTCCAGAGCCAGATAGATTTCTCTGGATAGATTGATTTAACCTTCTGACAAATCTTAGTGACTTCTCCAATGTTACGGTCATCCAATGGTTCTCCACCGAGGATAGACAGCCCACTTAAAGAGTCATCTTCCAAAAGTCTTAGAATGCCATAAAGGTTTGCATAAGTAAACTCTTTACCAGCATTAAACTTCCAAGACTCCCTGTTAAAGCAGCCTTCGCAGTGATGCTTACAACCAGCTACGAAGAGGCTTACACGAACCCCTTCACCATTAGCTGTATCAAATGGTCGAATCTCCATGTAATTCATCTAGTTACCTCACCAATACATATAAGTGTTCTTAGCAGCTTTCTTTGGAGACTTGCTATCAATGTCAAAGTCTTCATCTAAGAAGGATGTCTTAGAAAGCTGCCTTATTTGTGTTCTTGTAAGACGTTTAGTGGCCTTCTTAATCTCTCTACAAGGCTGGCTTGTAAAGTCATAAGAGCCTCCTTTTCTGGACATCATATCAGAATGGAAGTAGACATCTGAAGCATTTTCTCTGTTACGTACCTCATTTCTCCACTCATAGAGTCCATGAACGTTCTTCAAACCTTTTCTTCGAATTGTTTTACTCATTCAAACACCACCTGACAAGGAACCTGTTTAGTAATAAACTCTTCACAATGCTCTTTAATGAAGTTTTGTAATGGTACACAATCTTGTGCGCAAGTCATTAGCATAATGTACTCTGGATTCATGATGTTTTCAAGACTGTAGAAGACAACATCATCAGATAGTTCGTGACCATCTTCTTCAGACCAAGTTCCAGTGACTACAGCTAATTTGTCAAGCAATTCATTAGGCAATGCTACACCATCTTCTACAGAATCACTTAGAACATTGTCACCGATATACAATGTGAAGACCGTGTGGAATGTTGAGTATCTTACGTGATTCTTTTCACAAGAGCCACACTCTGAGGCATAATCTTTAATCCACTCTAGCTGTTTTTGGCTCAACTTAATCATAATTTCACCTTAGTTGGTAATGCACTGAATGCTATGACTAACCCTAAAAATGGTTTGAAGCATGACCATAAATCCATCTGACCATGATATGAGAAACTCCATTGTGGGTCTGAAAAACCCCATACCATAACACTAACCCCAAAGAAGAAGACTAGAATATGGAGTATGTATATCAACGCTTTTGATATCTTAAACATTTTAACTTACCTTTCAATTCACAATAAGAGAGTCCTAAAAAGAACCCTAGTGAGACAGAACCTATGAACAACCCAATAATACTTTCTGCCATATCTAACATCCAATAAAAAAGGTGATGTAAGCCTATCAAGACCCACATCACCTTGTCAAGTTTTACATAGAGACTCTATCACGAATCTCAGCGATTTTTGCATCGTTCATTCGGGATTCACCTTTAATCTTAGTCCATCCAAGATACCCACACACTCTGTTAATCACAGAGATATCATGTGAGTGACAAACTTCACACTCTTCAACATCTGATTTTGGTCTGTTACCACAATGCTCACAGATTGCTAAGTCAAAGTTAAGTCCCTGATAAAAACCTTTCAACATCCCTCTGGTAATACAACTTTTAAGTGCTGGTAAGTTTTCTGGGTTAGCTACCCTTACATACTGGATTCTGCCACCTCTACAGATATGGAAGAATGGTTCTTCTAAGTCCTGCTTATCAAATGGTGAGATGTCTGCTGCAACATTCATATGGAAACTGTTTGTAAAGTATTCCTTGTCAGAGACACCTTTAATAACACCAAACATATCCCTGAACTGTTTTAACTGAGTTCCACAAAGTGATTCTGCTGGAGTGCCATATACCGCATACAGGAAGCCATCTTCGTTCTTAAACTCTTCAGTTTTCATGTTAATGTATGCCAGAACATCGTATGCAAAACTATAGCTTCCAACTTCATGAAGTCGTTTACCTTCAGCAAGAACAGACAGCTCATCAAGAGCAGTAACCCCAAAAGAAGCTGTGAAGGATTTCACAATATCCCAACCAACCCTGTCAGTAGGTTTCTTAGTCCCTTTGTACAGACCACCTTGTGTGAATGCAAGAGGGTTAGAACTTGCTGGCATATTAGCAATCATTTCGTAACGTTTCTTGTGGAAGCTGCGAATCATCTCTAGGTACTTATCAAGCTCTTTCCAGAAATCTAAACCATTCTCTTTAGAATACTGGTAAATCATTGGTAAGTTCAAAGATACAGCACCAATGTTAGCACGACCAACGTAGAACTCTTCCTCATTCTCGTTAAGATACGGAGATAAGAACGCTCGGCAACCCATCGGCGAAATAACCTTGCCAGAACGCTCAAAAGCCTCTGCTACAGCACCATGACCAGATACACTTAAGAAATCTGGATACATTGCTTTAGAGCAACACTCAATAGCTTTACTGTACAGGTGACCTTGACAGATATTTTCATCATGTCTCTTCTGGTCATAAATATAAACCAGTTTAGGAAATACAACAGGCTTCTTGCTCTTACCTTGTCCATTCATACGAACATCTAGGAGAGTACTTGCAATCATGTATTGTAGTCGGTTGTCTTCATTAGACATATCTGAGTCAAGTAACCCGAATGTTAAAGTTGTGAATGCGAAATCACCACGGCTGCAAGGTACAGTGTTCAGTTTCATTTCAAGTGACTGAAAACCTTGAGTTAATTCAATCTGTAGCTGCTCCATGACATAATTATGGTAATGTTCTTTAGGAATACCATAAGATGCTGCTTTCTCAGCATGATAGCGTAGAGACTTCTTAGCATACGGTACAAGTACCTTATCAATCTCTGCTAAAGTAAAGCCACCAAATTGCTGTGCAGTTGCTGAAAGAACTACATCACCAATAACCTGTAAGGCTGACAGCACAGACTTCGGTTCACAATATTCGATGCCAGACATTTCAAAGCCACCTTTCAGGACTTTACCAATGTCAAACAGGCAACAGTTGATACCACCAAAAATTAGGTCTCTTAAATCATGGATATAGATAAATCCTTTTTCAATGGCTTCAAGTTCCTCTGGTGTTAAATGGTACTGTTTAAAGATTTCTTTAGTCAGGTAACCACGAATAATTGAGCCTTTTGTAGAAATTAAACTGCTGTCAAAATTAGCGTTTTCTCGGTCGCCTAAGAAGAGTGTATCTTTGGTCTTCTGGTAGAGTTCATCCCAATTTTGAGCAACCTCTTTACGGTAATTTCTATATGTTGAGTAAGACTCATAAATCTCGTGATTGACTTCTGCCAAAGCACCCTCAACAATACTGTGAATATCATTTACCGAAATTAGCAAATTATTCTGCTTAGTGGACTTTACCAGAATCCTCATAAATGCTGACTCAAGAGCTTGAGTAACATCTGGTGGAAGCTCTTTATAACCAACTCTGTTAGCTGACTTTGTGACTGCTGCTAAAACTTTTTTGATATCAGGTTCTTCAAGTGAGCCATTCTTTTTAATAATCTGTACTTTGTTCATTATTGCCCCTTTACATGCTAAAAAGGTCTCCGAAGAGACCCTTTCATTTTAAATCTTTTTAGAAAACTTCGCAAAGAGTTCTCTTAGTTTTTCAGTGATACCTAACTGTATCTCTAATATTTCGAAGATAACCCATAGTAACATGGCTCCAAACAATGAACCTTGTTCAAAGTCAGTAAATAGGTTAACGATAAGCATACCAATCACAATAGCTGGTGCATCAACAAACAAACCTTCCCAAATGCGTTTAAGCATTATTCACCTCTGCCATAAAATTCTGTAGCGTACCAACAGGTTTTAGGTTTTGCCCATCAGTTTTCATGATGAATGGCATCTGACGAACTGGCATCTGTGCAATATCAATCAGGTCTGATAGTTCATAGTCCTGCCCTAACATTCTCACAACATGGTCAATACCACGAGCTTTTGCAAAATTCTTTGCAGTCTCGCACTGAGGGCATCCAGTTTTGGAGTAAATTACATAAGTCATTAAGGAACCTCTAAAAATCCACTATTCAAATCATCTACAACAGTATTCAATAGGTACGCACCGTTCTGTTGCTCCTGATTAGCATTCTGCTCTTTATCAATTTCCATCTTCTTAATCATGTACTTCAAAGGTGGTTCTTTAGGAGCTACAAAATCTCTGGGAATGCCAAACATATCATACAGTGGGGCAGCATTATAGTAAACCCACTCATGAAGAAGCTTTGTATTTAAGCCAACTACAGCACGTCCTTCGGAGAAGATATAATACGACCATTTCTCTTCACTTTCAACTACTTCATCTAAGATTACTTTAATCTCTGGAAGAATTTGTTGAAAAGCTTTCTGCCACTCATCATCTCTTAAAGTTTCTTTTAAAACTTCAATATCAATTTTAGTGTGAAGGATTTCATCAAGCATAATCTTCTGCACAGCTTGAGCAATACCCTGAAATTTATCTTGAGCATCAAGTGCAAAAGTACATGCAAAGGATGCCATAAAAGATATACCTTCAAGTGCAGTCACTGCAAACAGCCCTTTCAGAATCACTTTATGGAAGTGTAAAGGGTCTTTGTCCAGAAGTGAATCACGCACATAACTCAGACGATAGTTTATACCTTCATCCAGTAATTCTTCAAGAACACGATTCACAGTTTTTAATCGGTCTTGCACAGCAACATTCTGGTTAATCTCATCTAAGATTGTTTCAGGGTTTTTAATACATTGCCTTACAATCTCTGAGTAAGTAAGGGCATGTAGGTTTTCAATCTCAGACTGCTTCATAATTGCAGTTGCATAGATGTCATCAGAGATAAATGGTGCAAAGGCAAATGCCAAGCTCTTAGCAACTTGAGTATCTGCTTCCCACTGCCACTTAAGAATCTCAAGCATTACACCTGACATTGATGCTGGGACACTCTCAAAATCAAGACGTGATTGTTCAAAAGTGAACTCATCTTCTGACCAGTCTTGTGCTTTTTGTTGTTTATAAAGTTCAAAGATTTTTGGGTAGTGTTTATTAAGTGAGTCAAAAGTTTTTCTCTCACCACCTAAAAAGATTGGGTGCTGGTTAATCATAGCGTGATTTCTCCTTTCTTTATCATTTCTAAGGCTTGTTTTCTGTCTAAAACTTCCCAATTTTCTTTGTTGAACATCTCATAAGGTCTTGCGTAGATTTTACCATCTGCTGTAGAGATGTAAGAGATACCAGCAACCCATGAGTCATCCTTTTGTTTTATCATCATATCTGTGCTACTCACATAGTACATCGTTTTCCGAGGCTTGTGGAGCAAGTATATAGGTCGCTCATGTTTTTCTATTAAATCTTTCATGGTCTCTCCAAAGTTATTTTTAGAGGGTCTTTTACGACCCTCATAGTTGTTAAAACTAAACACCACAACCCTCGCAATAAGCATCTTGCAGTGCAGATTTACCTACACCAATGCGACTGTTAAGGTAGTACATGGTTTTCATACCTACCGAGTTGGCATAAATCATGTACTTCAAAGCTTGAGCCAATGATACCTTCTTAGACTTTGCATAGTCAACATAGAAGTCTGAAGAGATAGCTTGACCAGTGAACTTTTGAACAATTGCATAACAGTCAATCATATCAAAGGTGTCGATATCCCAAGCAATTTCATAGACATACTTCAATTCTTCATAATCTGGAACAATAAACAGTACGTTACCAGTTGCAGACTTTTTAGTTAAAATAAAGTCACGAATTGGGTACAAACCATTTGTCGTATTGGTTGCCAGTGAAGAACTCTCATTAGGCATGTAAGCTTCTAATACAGAGTTTCGGATTCCACCATTTTCTTTGATACGTTGTGCTAAGTCATCCCAATCATATCGTAGTTTTGCATCATGCTTTTCATCAATCTTCTTGTTAGCTGTCTTTGGAGGAACCCAGCCTTCAGGATACTTAGTGAACTTCATGTACTCTGGCACGCCACGTTCTTTAGCAAGTCTCAGAGAGGCTTCATGCAGATAGTAAGAGTGCATCTCTGCCAGTTCATGAAGTTTCGTTTTACCTGCTCGTGAAGAGTAGTTCACGTAGTTCTTCGCAAGGTAATGAGCCACATTTGTAAGGCCAATCCCAACAGAACGACGCTTCTGAACGTGGTTACGCATCGACGGATACGGATAATCCATAAGGTCAATAACGGAGTCAACCATTGCAAGAGCATAATAAGCAACGTCAGCGTATTCATCTTCTGAAATTCTCCCTGCAACCAAACTAGCTAGGAAGCAAAGAGCCACCTCACCATCCTCTTTCACAGCATCATCTCTGTAAAGGTCTGTCTCTTTCTCAAAACCATACACTGGCAATACAATTTCCATACAAAGATTTGACATCTTCAAAGGCTCTTTAAATGGTGTATGTGTGTTTGCATTATTCGTGAAGAATGGGTACACACGACCTGTTGCATAACGCTGCTGGATAAACAGTTTAGCAATTTCACGAGCCTTTACTCGTCTGTGCTTAACACCTGAATGCACTGCGTGACCAACTGCCATAGCAAACTCATCAGCAGATGCTGTGTAGAACATGTCATAGAGTTTTGGTGCATCTTTGTAAGAGAATAGCAACCAGTCTGTATCATATTGAACACACTGCCAGAAATAATCATTTGTACCAAATGAGTAGTCCATCTCATTAATACGTTTAGAAGGAACCGTTGTAGGGTGCTTCAAACGCAGTAAATCTTCAATCTGCGGGTCTAGAGCAGTGTAGAAGTTATTAGCTGAACCACCACGACTCTTCTGTTTGTTTGCCTCTACAGATGAGCGTACAAGCTTGTAATAAGGTAGTTTACCCATGTGCTCAATAGTATTTTGACGGATACCATCACCAATAGTACGAGTCTCCATCAGCATCCCAATGCCAGCTTGCTTTGTAGTCATATCATAAGCAACCTTTGCAGCAATACCGAGAGACTCAGCAGTATCATTTGCCTTAATCAAACAGCATGACGCATAACCTGATTTAGTTGCTCTTAACCCGTTTAAATAGGGCGTAGGAGCGTTAATCTTCAGGTCAGATAGGTAAGTGTACAGCTTGATAACATCTTGCAGTCTACGGTGCTTTGGTTGCTTCTCAAAGGCTTTCATAGCCATACCCATGAACATAAATTGTGGTGACTCAAAAAGTCTTCCCGTTTTAATATCACGGATACCATACTTGTCTCTGAACTGTTTCAAGACTGCATAACCGTAAGAGATATCTTTTGAGTGCACAATGTAACCTTGCAGGTATTCAAGCTCTTCCTGTGAGTAGTCCATCTTCTCCCAAAGTCCTGCTCTCTCCATATTTTTAACGAAGGTAACCAGCGTAGGAACCTTAGTAAATCCTCCAAATGCTTCTTTGTAGATAATACCCAAAAGCAGTCGTCCAGCCATATCTGAGTACTCTTGAGTTTGTTTATCAACACAAACATCAATCATGGCTTGGTGCATCTCTTTTGTAGTGCAACCCTCATAGACACGTTTCATAGCTTCCATAGTGACTTCTGACCAGATAATTCCACGTTTATCTGCCCATGATGCCCACTTATTCAGTCTTTCTGGGTCAAAGCTTACTACTGTACCATTTGATTTTTTAATTGTCTTAATCATTTTCGAATCCTACAGATGAAAAGAGCCTCCGAAGAGGCTCCCTAGTTTAAATCTTGAAAATTTGCTCATTCTGCCACATATCGTAAAACTTATCACTTACTTTTGTGACTGAAGAAGTGTGCATACAATTCAGGGAGAACCATGATGATGTATTATCATCCATAAGTGTTTCAAGTTTTTGTGTAACGTTCACATCCATGTCTGCAACAACGTAATTGCCTCGCATCTTGCAAACAATTCTTCCAAACAAGATTGCACTTCTACCTCTTCGGTCATCACAGTACATAACTGTGTCCCCGTGCTTAACATCTTGTCCGAGGCTGTCAACGCCTAACTTAGCACCTGAGACAATATCATCATAAGATAGCTTTTTTGCTTTAGACACGGTATTTCTCCAAGTTTCTTTTTAGATACAACCAACCATAGTCAGTCCTTTCTACACCCATAAAGAGTGGAGCCATCACAACTTTACCGAAAGTATTCCTGTGTTGGCAGATTTCAAAGGAATATTCTTTCTCAATATCAATCCCGTATTTGTATAGGACTGCTTTTAAAACTTGTTCATTGTCCAGAAGTGTATCTGGAGTCTCACCATATTTTTCTAGTAACGGGTCATTCATAAACACCGTCATAGAAATATTGTAGTTTGAGAAGTGGCTCTTTTGAGCCACACCCTCTTTATTAATGTTCTGTGAATCCATTATAACCAACCCCTTTTAACCAGCACTTCAGGTTATTAGCATCATAATTCAGTTTCGGGTATGAGGTTACATGGAACTGCTCACCATCATAGTAGACAATATCTGCAATCCATAGTCCGTTCTCTTTACAGAAGTCTTTATCTGCTTTAGAGGTAATTGGATTAACTTCTACAAAACCATCTACACCCAAATCCTTTAAGCTACCTACAATACCTTTGCAGATAACGCATGTCTCAGATACTACCACAAAAAGTTCTTGGCTTTCAAGCTCTACAATGTATTCACCAAGCTGTACTTTAGGGAGATTTGATTGCTTCATAATCTTCCCATCGGCTGTACGAACAATCGCATACCACTCTTTACCATCAACTACTGACATTCTGATAATACACTCTTGACCAGTACGCTTTTCAATGTCTGCAAGACGTTTTAAAGCTTCTTCATAGTCATCTGTGTACTTCAGGTCATTATTACGGCAAACAGCTTTCATAGCACCGTTATGGTCATGTTGTGACAGGTAAATCAAACCGTCAAGAACATATTGCAAATCTGCCTGAGCATCCAGTGTCTCAATGGGGTCTTTCTCTTCAATTGCTTTTACAAGCTCTTTTGCTTCTTCAAGCATACACAGAGATTGAGATTTTAAAGATTCCCAATACTCATCACTGTAAGGTTGCTTTTGAGTGTTTCCACAACGAAGGTTCCAGTTTTTTACTGATTCTCTTGAGTTAAACATTCGGACTCCTTAAAATATCTGTTAACTTTTAGCTCTCGTGTTTCAATATATTCTAGATGCTCACGTAGCTCTTGACGTTTAAGCATTAGGTGCTGCATTTGAGATTCAACAGCTTCAACTTCTTTGATTATTGACTCTCTGGCATTTGCAAGGATGCGCTCAAGTTCTTCAATCTTGCTGTCAACTTTTGCTACATGACTCACAGCTTTGCTTTTGTTAAACATTTTATTCTCTCTCAATAGTTATCAAGCACAATTTGCTTTCATTACCTTATGGATTCTTTTTTCAGCATCTTCATAAGTTTCTTTAGTAATAAACTTAATTGCTGCAATATTGGCATTGTAGAAGAGTCTGAGCTTCGAGTCAATCCTTTTTGTCATTACATCGAATTTATGTTGAAGGTTTGCTTCACCATAGACTAGGCCACCTTTTGTGTAGTAGGTCTGAATAATGTAAAAGTCAAAAAATTCTTTTCCAAAGCTCTCAATATCTTTTTTAATATACTCAGAAGAGGTTTCGTAAGTCATCCAATCACTTTCCTTAGTGACTACCTTCTTCCGAGTCTTCCCAGCAACTTTTCTTTTGGTCACACTGTTAAGCTGTTTCTTTCCTATATAATATTGTCCAGTCTTCTTACAGTGTACTAAATAGACAAAGCCAAAATGTTTAGTGGGGTCAACTTCCCCACATAAAGATACCCAATGACCGTAGGTAGGGCAATTGCCAAATCCTTTAATCTTCATTCATACACGGCTCCCAATTATATTTCTTGAAAGAGAAATTGTCTTTTGGATTTCTCTCTTGATATGCTATCCAGAAATGCTGTTCCATTAACTCTAACGGTGTCTTTGTAACAGTCTGTCCATCCCATGACACATAGGTATAAGAGTCTTTTTTAGCATAGAGTTCATAGATAGCATCAAGACACTCTTTGTAGGTCTCTTTACCATCTAAAGCATTCATCACAGCTACTTTACCAGCACCTTTAAGTCCGAAGTAGTTGTCTGCATTATCTCCAGCAACAGCCTGATAGCACAAGAACTTAAAACCTACACCAACTGTTTTTGCAGCTTTTGGTTTTGATTTGATAGGACAATCCCAGATATCACCAACATTATTATCAGCAATAAAGATTAGTGGTGATTTTTCATAAGTCATATCAATACAATAAGTTCCTTCAGCTTGTCGAAGGTCTTTATCAATACTCATAAGAGCAGCCTTCTTACCCATCTTTTCAGCTTTAGCAATTACGATTGAATCGGCTTCGAAGCCCCCCTTTAAGAGCTTGAACTCTGGTCTGGATAAAAGGTATTCACGACAAGCAACTAAGTGTGTTGGTGTGACAGCATCTTTACGGTTACCTTGATATTGGTGCTCAAGACCTTTAATGTCTTTATGTTTATGCACACCTTTCTCTGTTAAATAACCTACCCAAGTTCTTTCTTTACCAACAACCTTAAGCCATTCCTGAAGCACCTGTTGAGTAGCCATGATAGCTTCTTTTTCACTCTTAGCTTCTTTCCAAGTCTGTCTTTCCCATTCATCTTCATCAAATGTCAGGCCAAGTTCTTCCACAAGGATTCTCTGGTCTGCTAACCATCTTGCAGCATCTTTCGCATTGTCAAATGGTTCAGATTCTTCTGCTGTGAGTTTATTGACGTATTTATATTTTGCTTTCTCAACTACACAAGCACCTTTATAGGCAATACTGTCAGAGTCAATAAAGACATGTGTAACTGAATCGGGAAGTTTTGTTAATGTGTACTTCTCCATTATGGCTCTCCATATGAAAAAGCCCCATACGGAGTACAGGGCTTTAAAGTAACTTTAGAGATTAATCTTCTGTATCGAAGTCTTCATCTTCTTCGTCATCTGGGTCTGGCAAATCTTCATCATCACCATCATCAGAATCATTCGAAGATTTATGGTCTGTTGCGTCTTCTTCAGTGATTTCACCGTTATCTTCGACACCATCAAGACCAAGCATAGCCAGTTCATCTTCATCCAGTTCAGGTTCACCATTAGCACCGTTACCACCAGTGTAAGGTACAAGGGTATCAATGATAAACTGTTCCTGAATAGGTTTTGTCAGAACATTGTTCTCAAAAGTGTAGAAGTGAGTAGAGAGAATCACACTACCAAAAGAACCGTTACCAACTGCAATATCTGGATGAATTACATCATAGTTCTTGTCATCTTCGTGTTTATCAGATGCTTGAGCTTTAATTTTCTTCATCGGCTGCTTAACAGCTACACGCTTACCATTCACTTCTTCAATCAGCATTACAGGGAATGACTGTTTAGCTGTCCATACAGCACCATCTTTATAAGCTGCTGCACGACTTACTTTCAAGATGTAGTAAGTGTCTGCTTCAAATGGTGGTTTGCAGCCAAACTTCTCTTCGAAGTCATCTGCATCAACTGCTTCAGTAGTAACTTTATCCCAACCTTCTGGGTTCTTCTTAGACTTAGTAAACTCTTTAAAGAGTTTGTTACCGTCTTCTGCCAGAATTGATACGCTGTAGTTACAATCTTTTCCTGGGAATTTCTTGTCAATAGATTTACCTTTTCCCGGACGTGGTGAAGTGTTCAGGTAATAAAACCAGACATCTTTCAGCAGGTAACGCAGAGTTTGACGTTCAGTACCGTTGTACTTCTCTACCGGAGCTTTCATTTTAACAACTTTAGACATTATTTAAACCTCTATCTCAATTTATGAAGAGTACCAATTCTAATTTGTTGATACTCTATTGTCAAATACTAATTACTGGAAGTTGTGCTTATCTTTAGAAGCTGCTTTACGTGCAGTTTTTCCAGTTCTTACACGTTTTTCTTCATAGTATTTTGCTGGTTTTCCAGCAGTGGCTTTTAAGGAATCCCCAAAAACTTTTTCAAATGCTTTAGAGTGTTTCATGATATTCTCCGATATACTTGATATTCAAACACATTTTCTTTCATTATAAACAGCCAACCAATATTATGCTGAGGCAGTGTAATGATGACTGTAATCATACTTTGATGGAACTGTTGTTCTATTTCAACTTCTCCATCGCATTTCATGTGGAGCATTCTATAGAACCTATCAATCTTTGTCAAACACTCTTCCTGAAATTTATTTAAACTTTTTTCTTCAAAGAATGGTGTGAACCCCTCTCTTTTATAACTATCACTCAGTTTCGAACGGGCAGTCATCTGCATCCTCACTTAATACAGGTGGAATCGTTGAGCTTTGACGCTGCTCTTCAGTATAGACTTCACCAGTCTCACGGTCAAACACTTCGTCCTCATAATGTGGCAAAGAGTCATCGTAATGGTCTTCAGCTTCACCAATACCAAACTGCTGGCGAATATTTTCTGCTGCACCATCAATATCAACACCACATCCAGAAGCTTTGATAAGACGTCCTGTATCTGGATTGTACCAAGTATGACCAGCAATACCTGTTGACTTACCATGACGACGACACTTAGTTAACTTGATTTTTGTCAAGTTTTTCTTAACAGGGTCTGGGTCAACCTTGTTACGCATTAACAGAATGTTGTTCATAGAAATCTGGAAATACGCACCAGAACCTTTAATATCCTCTTCAGAGATATCTCCACCTTCAGAGTTAGCTTTCTGACCACCTGCACTCTTACGAACGTGACATACGTTTACCTGCGCATACTGGTAGCGTTTGCAACGACGCAATAGCTCAGACAAAACTTCTTCTTCATCCGTATCAGAACGTGACAGGGCTAACGTGATAGGGTCAAGAATGATAATCTTACAGTCTAAACTGTTAACAAGATAGTCAACAAACTCTAGCAGGTTATCTTGGTCAATTGCCCCTTGATGGTCAACGATATGGATACGACGGCCTTTAGATAGTTCTGCGTGTGCTCCTTTTAATTCATCCCAATCCCGTTCATCATAAGGAATCTCAGAAATCTGCTTGCTCAGGTGGATTGCACAGAGCATTTCCATAAGTTCTTCGTAAGTATCTTCTACAGGAATTACACCGATATTATAATCAGTTTCTTTCCAAGCTGAATAAATCATCTCACGAGTGTAAGCTGACTTACCTACTGAAGATGGTGCTGCAATAGTTGTAATCTCACCTAAACCGTAACCACCATAAGTCAGCCTGTTCAAATCTCCGAAAGATTCTGGGAAAGGAATCAATGGAATCTGACCACGATTCTTCATTGCCTCAAAACCATCTGCAAAGTTCTTGATACCAGCAGGACAGTAACGAGGTGCATTGTAGATACGCTGCTTAAATCCTTCCAGAACTGTGTCTTTCTCTTTATAGAACTTTGTCCACCACTCGTTAAGGTCTTTTACGCCTTCTGGATACTGGAATAAACGAACCTTCTCAATAGGTAGGATACCAGCAGCATCTTTAGTGGCTTTAGCACCTGCTTCATCGTTATCAAAGCACAAGTAAATCTCATCAAATGATGTAATGTACTGATAGTTATCTTTGATAGACTTGATGTTTGCACCTGATGGAACAGATACGTGACAGTAATTCTTACGACGAGATTTATCCTTAATCGCAAGAGAAGTCATATAGATTGCTGTCGCACATTCCATCTCACCTTCCCAGATGAATAGACGGTTACCACCTTCTGGAGCAATCCATGAACCGAACATTGCCAGTTCACCTTTAATGTCTCCAACACCACCAGAAAAGTCTTTTAACTTACCTCGTAGGTGTTCTTTTGGATGGTCTTCTGGGTAACGGTGACGAACACGGTAGCCAACGTGCTCTAGCTTACCATCTTCATTACGTTTGTAAGTTGGATAGAAATGCGCGTCAATTTCACCATCACTGTCAATGTCAACCTTGATACCTAAGCGTTCAAGGACTTTTGCAGGAATCTTCCTATCTTTCAAGTCCATTGCTTCTAGGTTTTCTTTTACATCGTCTAAATCCATTCCACGGAAAGTACGGTTTTTATTGTCTGAACCAGTAGAATAAGTGCTCACAATTTGTCCTTTATCAAAATCCCACTCTGGGAAACCTTTGTTACAACTAAAGCAAGTCATTGAATAAGAATCATCGTCATGATGATAGATTGAACCAGCATCTGATGAACCACAACGTGGACATGCGCAATGACCAACAAACTGACCAGCCTCTTTCAATTTACGACCTTTAGACATTAGCACCTCTTCGTTGTAGTTCTGCCTTCAATCCATTTTCAATCTTGTCCAGTTCATGAATTTCATCTGCAATCTCTTTCCTTCGTGATTCAACTCTCTTAAGACGTTCAATCATTACCTCATTGGAAAGAGATGAGAGTTCCACTAAACGGTGGTCAATAACTTTAAAATTGTCTTTTACTCTCATCTTCATTCTCTCTTTTAAACTTTAATGATGGCTCTTAGCTTGTTCTCAAGGTCTGCAAGAGTACCATTATTATGAATAATGTCACGCTCATATTTTGTAGAAATCCCATTTTCTGAAACATGTGATGAAACTTTGTCCACATTGTCTCTTTTTACTTCAATAGTTTGGTGTGCAAATCTACTCAGCCATTCAGCTTCAGAGTCAAATCTTAAATCACTGATTAAGACAAAACCATATTGATTTCTAAGTGAGCACATTTCATGGAATCTAACCATTCTTTTTTCAAGGTCTTTAGACCAGAACTTGTCGCCCATTACTTTACGGACAACTTCAGTACCCCAAATCTGTTGAATTTGTCTTGATGAGAATTTATACTTTTTACTAAATCCCAGACGTGTTAATAGGGTAGGTTTAGCAACCTTCTTAAGCTCCATGATTAATCGTCCGGTTAACTCTGACATAAGCTTGAAGTCCATATGGTAACGTTCATCTCTGAAGGTGAACTCCATAGCTTCCGTAACTTTAAACATCAGTTCAGGATATGATAAGTCAAATACCTGTGGAGTCTCTTTAGTTTCACCATACAGGTCATTCCAAGTCAGGTCAAATATCTTTGATGCAGACATTTTAAGGTTGTCTGCAAAGGCCATTACAGCAACATTGTAGCCGTACTCATCCTCTAAGATGTTCTTCACAATAGAACATGAGGTGTCTTTTCCAGAGCGTGCCTTTCCAGTAAATGCGATAATATTACTCATTCTATCTCCCTTAATTACTAAAAAGCCCCCAACTAAGGAGGCTTGTAATATTTATAAAAACTCAGTGCAGTTGTTCAGTGGTAATCTGTGAGTGTTCTTTTTCAGCCATAGCTGCGATTTGCTTCACAAAATCGTCACCAAAGTTAATGCGCAGTTTCTCTTCAATGATTGAAGCTCCAATGCTCACCAAAACATCATTGATTGCTTGCATACTGACACCACCAGTCATACTCTCAATGAACTCGATGGTTGTACCCATCATCTGTGAAAGCTGGATTAATGCAACGATATTCATCATCGTAGAGATAGCTGGCATCATCAATGCAACTTTCACCTGTAGTGGTTCTATGCCAGCTACATAATCATCTTTCACAGCTTCTTCCAAAGAAGCTTTGGTTTGCTGGATAATCTCTTTGATTCGTGGGTTTAATTCTTCTACGCCCCAATCAAGTTTTTCATACCGTGACAACTTCTCATTCATACGCTTCTCAAGAGCAGCCATAACAGCACTCGTTGAAGAAATTAACAGGCCAACTAGCTCATCATTATCTAAGAGCAGCAGCGAGTCTTTTTCTTCAGATGTCATGGCAATATAGTCATTTTTCTGCATCTCATAAAAAATGAACTCTGCAAGAGCATCGACACCTACAACGATAGATGCTAAAGCAAGCGTTTTGTCACACAGCATCATATTAACCTGCTCTGCAAAAGCACTACTATCAGACTTGTCTTCAGGTAAGTTGTAGCTTGCAGGCATAAACTGTTCTGTGTAGTTATTTCCACGAAGAATCATAGCCATGCTTTCTACGGCATTGATTAAGAATGCTTCATCAACACCTTTCTCTTCAAGCATCTGTTCCACATTGATATTCATATTATTTCTCTCTCAGTTGGTTAAGTTTCTTTCTAGAACATTTTAAGTTTTCTGATGAAGAAAAGTCAAGTGTCTTTTCAGAACGTGGATAATAGTGCCTATCCCAAGAAGTTTCAACATCGTTAATCAGTGACGCTAGATTACACAGGTCTGTACCACTTTGCAACCTCTTTTTAAGAGAATCCAGTAAAGCAACTGTGTCTTTAGCTTTACGTCTTGCTGTAGCAACATCTTTCATATGCTCAAATACAGAGCATTTTAAGTCATCTTCATAGTTTTCAGACAACTCTATTTCATGTTGTATATCAACCATTCTCCTGTGATGGTGAGCATATTCCCGTTGAGCAGCAATGTCAAGTTCTTCCAACTTCTGCAAAGCTCTAACAAAGTCAGCTATGTCTGGGTGAACAAACATTTTCTGCATGTAAGCCTCTTTTAAGTAACTATTAAGTTTTAATCTTTTATCTTAACGTATTCTATACGTTATACTTTAAAGCTTTTTAAAAGCTATTAAATAATCTTTTAAGAGATTTAAAGTATCTGTATAGTTAAACTGTTAAGTAACCTTTTAAGTAAAAACCCACTTCGCAAAGATTAACACCTTGTCAAGTGCATTGTCAACTTGCTTTTTATAATTTTTTGCAGTAATGTATGAGGTTAATGATTTTAGAGGGAGTAAAAATGGAAAACGTAGATTTTAAAAACTTACATTTAGTTGGTGATACAGAAACTGATGGTTTACTCCTTGAGTTCACTAAAGTGCACGTAATGGCTTTCGCAGACTATAAATCTGACGATGAAGAGCCACCTGTATGGGTCTTTACAGATGAGCCTATCCTCGGTCACAAGTATACCAAGTACATTAAGGGTGGCTTACGTGAAGGTATTGAGTTTGCGTTAAAGGCAAAACGTCTTTGCATTCATAATGGTCTAGGTTATGACTGGTGGGTTTTCAATCACATTGCACCGGATTTATGGAACTTTGATAATCCAAAGTGTAAGCCGTGGAGTAATTTCTTTCAGGATTCTCTTATCCAGTCTCGTGTTCAGTGGATGGATAGACCAACTCCAAAGGGTTATAAAGGTGCTCATGGCTTGGCTGCATGGGGTGCTCGTGTTGGTGTTCGTAAACCAGAGATTGAACATTGGGGTGTGTGGAATGCAGAAATCTTCACTCGTGTTGTAGAAGATATCCGTATTAACGCCAAAACTAAACGGGCACTTGATAATGAGTATCTCAAGCTTAAGAAGTGTGGCATAGACACTTATGAAACCTACATGCGAGCTAAAGAAACATCTTTCTGGATGAGTCAACAAGCTATCAATGGTTGGAAAGCTGATAAAGAGCTTATGGAGTTCCATGTAAAGGAACTTGACAAGTTGACTAATGAGCTTGCTTCAGAGGTTGAACCACATCTACCTCCAACTATTAAGACCAAAGGTAAAGTCACTGGAGAAGAGTTTGCAAAAGCTTGGAATGAGTATGTTGAAACATTTGGTCATGCAGATGGACTGAAAAGAATTACCAAGTACCCTAAGACAAAGTATCGTCAGCAGGTACGTAATGGCGAGATGCAGACATACGAAATCAAACCATTTGGTAAGCCAACTACAAAGATTTTTAACATTGAAAAAAGGAATTGCTATACACCAACCAACTCTGTAACTGGTGAAGAGTACAAGGAAGGCTTTGTAGCAATGAAGGATGCTCGTGCAATTTGCAATGAGTTGAACGCAAAGATTGGTAAGAAATGCAAAGACTGGAAGCCAGTAAAAACAGTCAAAACTGTGAAGTACTATAACAGCCACGTTGTTAACCACTTTGAACTTGAGTCAAGTCGCTACACAGGTTTGATTGATGCACCATATACACCAATTGAGTTTGAAGTTTCTCGTATGACTCAGGTAGCAGTTGTTAAAGACTACTTGAAATCAGTTGGTTGGATTCCAGATGACTGGAACTACAAGAAAGACTCTGATGGTCGCCCTGTCAAAGTTTGTCGTTTCAAAGACAATAAAAAGATGATTACAAAGCATCCTAAGTGGCAGGAAATGGTTGAGCGGTGTGGTTTGAGTTATGTTGAACACGAAGGCGTCCAGTACATTGAGCATAACTGGTCTGTGAAGAAGTACACAGATTTGCTTGAGCCTTGCTTAATCCGTACTTCACCAAAACTTACTGAATCATCTTACGATACGATTGAAGGTGAGCTTGGACAGAAGATTGCTAAATACTACACTTTGATGCACCGACGCAGAACTATTGAGAACTCAAAGGATGATGAAAAAGGTTGGTTGAACCAGATTCGTCCTGATGGTCGCCTTAGTGCTGGTGCAATGGTGTTTGGTACTTCAACTGGACGTATGACACAGTATGGTATTGTAAACGTACCGTCTGGTGCTGCTGTCTATGGGGAACCAATGAGGGCAGTGTGGATTTGTGAGGAAGGTACTAACGTTGTCTCTGTAGACATGAACTCAGCCCAGCTAGTTCTTCTTTGTAACTTTATGGGTGATAAAGACTTCACCAAAGCGGTAACGCAAGGTAAAGAAGAAATTGAGTTCATTCGTCAAGAAGATGGACGCTATTACTGTAAACACTTTGATGAGTACCTCAACCCAGAGATTGATAAGTACCTTCGCTATGACTCTGAGAATGACCTGTACGTTGTCTATTCAGGGACTGATGCACATACACTGAACAGTATTTACTTTAACTTGAACGATGAGCAGGACATCTTGACTTGTCGAGCTACTCAGGATGAGAATCTTCTTCATGAGATTAGCAAGGGTCGTAAGAAAGCTAAGAATGGTATCTATGCACTGCTGTTCGGTGCAGGTGATGAGAAGTTTGCTAAGACGATTAAAGCTGCAACTACTCAGGAAGGTGCGCTGACTAAACAGACTTACTTTATTCGTTTGCCTAAAATTAAAAAGCTGCTAGATGACTTGGAAGCTGACTACAAAGCAACTAAAAAGGCACTTGAAGAGGTATTTGGTAAGACTGCTGCAATCTCTAAAGGTGGTTTTGTAAAGGTTGCTGGAGCTTGGTTGTGGTGTAAATCTCCACATAAGTTATTGAATTATTTGCTCATGGGTTCAGAGGCTCAGATTCAAAATGAGGCAATTAATCTTGCTTGTAGAAGAGCATGTGAAGAAGGATTGACAAAATTAAATGGACGAAAACCAGCAATCGGTGCTAGGCTTTTGCTGGCATACCACGATGAAAACAGTTGGGAATGCCCAGAAAGTATGACTCAAGAAGTTAAAGCCATAACTGACTGGATGTATGGTCAGGCATCTAAGAATTTAGGTTTGAAGAGTGAGACGCTTGTAACTGGCACAGGTAAGGTTGGTAAGAGCTGGTATGAGGTACATTGATGAGAGATTGTGGATTCACACATGAACAGTTAAAGTCTTGGTTAGATTATGACCCCGAAACAGGGGTCTTAACATGGATTGGTAGACCTCCACATAGTAGTAGGGTGGTTATTGGAAGCCAAGCCGGAGCAATTAAGCGCACAAGGTCTGGTGTGTATATGCACACACAGATTTTAGGATACAGGACAGGTAATCACCGAATTGCTTGGTTCTGGATGACAGGCAAGTGGCCTGATAAACACATTGACCACAAAGATGGAGATGGCTTGAATAACGCTTGGAACAATTTAAGAGAGGCCACAAAAGAACAGAACATGTCTAATAGGAGACAACCTAGAACATCAAAAAACTTAAAAGGCACAAGTAGAAGCAAGTCTGGTAAGTGGGTAGCCCAGATTAACCATAATGGTAAGACTATACATATAGGAACATACACAACGGAAGAAGAAGCCCATAAAGCTTACTGTGAAGCTGCTGTAAAACTCCACGGAGAGTTTGCAAAACTAAGTTGACAAGGTGCTCATGGAAGAGTACCTTATACTATATCTTATATAGGAGGGCTTATGAGTCACCGTGGAAGAACCCATGCAGCGATGATGAAAGGTGCTTCAAAGGAAACTATCAAGAACCGTAAGCAGAAGTTGTTTGAGAGAATGAATAGACTCATTGATAACACTTCCCTGTCTGGTGGTGAGAAAGTTTTCCTCAAAAGTAACCTTAAAAGCATTGCACAAGAACTTGTAGATATTGAATATTGGAGACATCAAAAATGACACTTGCAGACGTTATTCAGCAACTTCACGACAATTGCTATACTCCAGAGTTGATTCAGGAGATGTGTATTGTAGTGATGCCTAGCAAGTTCGTAAAAGCCTTTAACAGCGACACTTTAAGGTCTGCACACATTCTTATTGTTGACGGTAAGATTGCAAAAGACCGTACTGGAGTACTCAAAGGTGAACGTATTGATATTCTGGAGTTGCTATGAAGAAAATGTACAGTCTCTGGGGAAGTATTATGTGGAAAGCAGTAATTGCGCTTGGTGTTGTTTTTCTATCTGGCTGCAACCCTTCTTATGAAGATAAAAATGCTTCTTACAGTCTCCCACCAGAGATGCAAGATTGCAGAGTATACAAGTTACATGGTGATGCTATAAGCAGAGATATTGTTGTTGTCAGATGTCCAAACTCCCAAACAACAACATCTTATAGCTATGGCAAAAATGGTCAATCACACACTACGGTTATTGAGTGAGGTTTTCACGATGGAAGTCTTAGTAAACTACATCTATTGTTATGATGTTGTTCACTCCACTACAACCGTAGCTCAACGTAATCCAATCGTCCCACGAGAAGGTGAGTTGGTTCGCATTGAGGGTTGGACTTACACTGTGGAAAGCATCATTCATAAGTTTGATGTTGCTGGCGATGTTCAAGTTATCGACGTAGAGATTGGTGGTAAGAGAAAATGACTGTAGAAGATAAATTTAAGAACGCAGTTCTTACAGAAGATGGTGAGCTTGAAACATTCATTCTTCGTGTTGATGGTAAGCTATTCCGGTGTCGTTGTGGGTCAAACTGTTTCCACAAACCAGATAAAAATGACTTAGAGCTTTACGCATGTAATGCTTGCAATACTTGGTATCACTCAGAGGTTAAAAATGACAATTCTGTACAAACAAAATAAAGATGGTTCCTTCAACGTCTGGTCATGTGTTGCTGTAGGTGACAAAGTTATTACAACCTATGGTAAAGAGAATGGCAAGATGATGTTTGAAGAGTATACAGCAGAGCCTAAGAACATCGGTAAAAAGAATGAGCGTAACGCTGAACAGCAAGCTCTCTTTGAAGTTGCTGCTAAGTATAAAAAGCAAGTTGACCGTAAAGGTTATGCTTACACAAAAGAGTCTGCACAGAATACTGAGAAGGTAGGTGTACAGCTTGCTCATGATGCTGCAAAGGTTAGTCATGCAAAGTATCTGAAGTTCCCTGCTGATGCTCAACCAAAACTTGATGGTGTACGTTGTAGAATCTCAAGAGATGCTGATTCAGTCAGTTTCACAGCTTATTCTCGTGAGAATACTGTTTACAACGTTCCAACAGAACTAATCCCAGATTTGCTTTTGTTGCTTAAATTACATCCGCAAGTTGAAGACTTTGACGGAGAGATTTATGCTCATGGTTGGGACTTAGAAGATATTGTATCTATGATTAAGAATGCTGACAATCCAGACCGTCACCTTCTTAAATTCTACTGGTATGATATCTGTGACAATTCAAAATCTTGGCCTGAGCGTCGTGAAGTTATTGATAACTCACCTATTGTTGAGCTTGGGGATACCTGTAGAGTTGTTCCTGTACAGACTATCCGTGTAAATTCTTGGGAAGAGTTTGATGAAGCTCATGATAAGTGGGTTGAAGCTAAGTTTGAAGGTGCAATGTACCGTTCAATCTCTGAAGAATCTTTCTATGAGTGTGGTCACCGTTCATACTTCTTGATTAAGCACAAGAAGATGCACACTGAAGAGTTTAAAGTGACTGGTGTAAAGACTGATAAGCGTGGTCATGGTAAGTTCGTTGTAGAGACTCTTCCTAACGTCTTTGTAGATGTTTCATGGAAAACTACACACGAGAAGAAACAGTATCTTGCTGAGCATCCTGAAGAGTTTATCGGGAAACCTTTAACGGTTCAGTTCCAGAAGATGACTCGTAAGGGTTCTTTACAGTTCCCTGTTGGTCTCGTTATTCGAGACTACGAATAAAAGTTGTTGACATAGAAAATTTGGTGAGTATACTGAGCAGCATAAACCAACGGGTACTCACCAGCATCACTTAAGAGTCTTTGAAAAGGTTTTTTAAGTGATGTAATGCGTGGCTCGGTGCAGTGAAGTATGGTGGGGTAGGGTATAATATGGTGCGGTAATGTATGGGTAGTTAGTCTCAGCTACATTAAAATGAGACTTACCTTTTTAAAAGGTCTTTGGAGAGGGTCTTTTAATAAGGTCTGGTGTAGTAGGGTTGGGCATGGTACGGTCCGGTGTGGTGTGGCACGGTATGGGTGGATGGTAGTATCCACGTTAAAAATCTACCAAGTTTCTAAAGAGTCTTCTGTTGAGGGTTCTTTACAAACAACTTAACAATCAACTAAAGTGTGGAGCTAAATGCTATGAAACTGTTAAATATCAAAATCACTGGTACTCGTCCTTTCTTGAGCCATAACGATACGTTGTCAGACCCATTAAACCCTCTGACAAAATATCACAAGTCTCTGTCCAGTAAACGTAAAAAGACTGACGAAGACTATGCGCTCTTAGCAGAAAGCCAACTAGTAACTTCCTGTTACTACGATGAGCAGTTAGGTTTTGTTATGAACGGTGAGATGATTGAGGCTTGTATCAAGTCTGGTGCAAAACTCAACAAACTTGGTAAGGTAATTGACCGAGCCATTATGCTGACAGATGTAGTCTTCCCAATGACTATCAAGAACTGTCCAGCAAACCCACAAGAACTTGCTAAGAATCCAGACTTTATCTATGCTAAGTCTGTTAAGATTGGTACAGCACGAGTTATGAGTTACCGTCCAATCTTCCGTGACTGGTCTGTAGAGTTTGGTTTGATGTTCGATGAAGAGCAAATCACCAGAGAGGAACTTCTGATGGTTCTGGAAAATGCTGGTAACCTTTGTGGTGTAGGTGATTGGCGTCCACGCTTTGGTCGTTTTTCTGTAGAAGTTATTTCAGAAGGTAACGTTTAATTATGAATACAAAAGCATTAGCAGCAAAGTTTAGTTACGGTGACACTGTATCACACTCTGAGATGGATACCTTCTTAGGTATTGTGAAGCCAACTTATCAAGGTGACATTGTTAAGTACGAAGATGAAATGAAAGCTTACGCACTTACACGCTTAAATCGACTTGAGAAGTTTATTGAGAAGCTTCTTAAAGAAGAGAAGATTTATCTGGTTGCTTCAATGGGTGTTGGTTATCGTGTGGTTGAACCTAAGCATCAAGCAACTATTGCAAAACGTAAAATGTCTGGTAAGATTGGTCGTGCTTTAAAGCAAGCCACTCAAGCGATTGAGAATGTGAACACTATGGTACTTAGCCATCAAGAACGTTCACGACTAATTGAACAGCAAAACCATTTAGCTGCTATGAAAGCTAACATTAACAAGCAACGTAGAAAACCTTTCTAAGTTGACTAGGTAGCCTCTTCGGAGGCTCCTTTTTAAAAGGTCTTTAAGAGGGTCTTTTAATGAGGTACGGCGCGGTTAGGTAAGGTCTGGTAGGGTAGGGTGAGGTTTGGTAAAGTGCGGGTAGTTAATCGGAGCTACATAAAAATTCGATTACATCACTTAAGAGTCTTTAAATTATATTCGATAGAGTATCTCATAGGGTTTTTAAGTGAGGTGTGGTAAGGCGCGGTTAGGTATGGCGCGGTCAGGTCAGGTGAGGTTCGGTGCGGGTAGTTAGTCTCAGCTACATTAAAATGAGACTTACCTTTTTAAAAGGTCTTTTAAGAGGGTCTTTTAATGAGGCAAGGTGCGGTCTGGTAAGGCATGGTATGGTTGGGTGAGGTGTGGTATGGAAGGATGGCAGTAGCCTTATAAAAAATCTGCCAAATAAGCTATAAAGTCTGTTGACAAGTCAGGTGTTATAGCTTATTTTTATACTCAATGTAATACAAAATTCAATATAACTTTGAGGTCATTATGAAAAAGATTTTATTAGCTGCTGCAATGGTTATGGCAATGAATTTACCAGTCAATGCAACAGAACTTCCAAATGTGGACTTATCAGGTGTTCCAGAAGACACTTGTCAGATTGTTAAAGGTGTTGCTTTGGCTAATGGTGAGTTACTTAAACCAATCTCTGAAGAGTCTTTAACAGAGATGACTGACAAGGTAACTGACTATCAGTATCGTGTTCTTGCAGAGTATTTCCTGCAATCTGCAAATATTAAAGAGAAGCACCATGATGATATTGATGTACAGGCTATGCTTAATCATCGTATTCAGTTTAAAGAAGATTTGATGCAAAAAGCTATGTATGGTGTTGAGTATTTCTTAGAAAACAGAAGCTGCACAGGTATTTGATATGGCTCTTAAAAAGTTACATCCCAGAAGCGGTTATGGTAAGATAATTGACGATACAGACGGCTTTACAGTCTTTACAGTTATCTGTCAAGATGATTCACAGATTGAAAAGGCTCTTGATGATTATCTTAACGATGAACGTGAAAAGGTCAGGGCTACTAACATAGACTCATTAATTGATACTTCACGCAAACGGAAGAAGAAAGATGAATGAGGTTTTTGACCCTTATGCCCCACAAGATGATTGGGAGGCTGATAGAGAGGCTGAAATGGAGAGTTATATTTGTCCAATGGATGTAGACGAAATGAGAGACTTCGTTGCACATCGTTTTAAGAGAGAGATTAAATCCAGAGGTCTTTCTCAAGAGCAAGTTGCTAAAATTTGTGGTATCTCTCAGGCTCGTGTGTCCAACATAATTCATCTCACTGGTAATGTCTCCCTTGAGTATATGTTGGAAGTATGTGAAAAATTTGGTGTTAATTTTAATTTAAGGTTGGCAGATTAATATGAAACGTGAAAACATTATCCACTCTGAAAACTTCGCATTAGGCTTTTACGGTGTACCTACTCACCTTGAAAAGTATTATGGTGTGAAGATTCTCTCCAATCTCATTATGGCTTACAAAGATGGTAAGATTAAGCATACTGAGAAGAAACGTGTCATGGGTTATATGGCTGTAGGTTCAGCAATCTCAAACATCAAGCTGGAAACCACTAGCAGTCAGTTTGTGAAAGACCACTTCATTAAAGAGCTTTACCAGAATATTGATGGTGTAGATGTTCAGGCTGTTTGGTTGGATGTTGATGGTCACAACTACACAAGTTTCGTTTTCAAAAACGATGACATTAAGTGTCTGTTCCCATAATAGGTGATTAACTATGATTGATGTCTACTTACAAGATGCTCATGCAGATTTCCTTAAAGAGATGCTTAAAAAGTTTATGGCTTCACAGTATGAGAATGAAGCATCTTTTAAAATAGTTACATGTGGCGACGAAGCTGGTTTTGTTGAGATTGAACATGAAGGTACTGGAAAGACTGTTTGTAAGCTACCTGATAGCATGTTCTCTAAAACGTTCTTAACAAAGACTAGTATAAATGTTAAGCTTGTTCCTCAGATTGAAACATACTCTGGTACAGATTACCCTAAAGGCTTCAAGTCACTGATGAAACACTTCTTAGATGACTTTGTGAGTAATCTTCTAAGTGAGGTAACAGAAAGCCGTACAATATTAACTGTAGAGAATCTAGGGAACACTATCAGGGTTACTTCTGACCGATATTCTATGAGTCTCTTCGACTTTGTACCTAAGAACTTTGATGGTATTCTGGATGAAGAAGATGACTGTGTAGACTTTATATTGGTTCTTGAACCAGTTTTTGAGGTTAAATAGATGAAAATTGAACACTGCTATGAGTCTGATGGAACACCTATCCGTTGTCCACATTGTGGGTGTACAGACTTACAAGGTGAGGTAAGTGAAATAGTTAACGGTCATATTGCTGAAGAAAGTACCCGATGCACAGTGTGTAATGAAATTATCGCTTTCTGGGCTTATGGTTCATACCAACCCTCTCCACATTTTATCTACCATCGTAGTAAAGTTGTGAAGAGTGTTATCAACTGGTTCATTAAGAAAGGATTTACAAAATGATTAAATTAATCTTTGCAAGTGGTGAAAATGGTGAGTTTGGTACTCCAACTGGTATGCCGTGGCCTCGACATAAACAGGACATGCAAGAGTTTAAGAGACTCACTAAAAATAACTTAGTAGTGATGGGTAATGAGACTTTTAAGACTCTGGGTAGTAAACCTCTACCAGAACGTGCAAACCTAATCTTAACAAATTCTGTACCATACTTAGGCATAGACTTTGGCAAAGATGATGTAATGTATGCTAAAGCCAGTAAAGAGTCATTTGGAGCATTTTTGAAGTATCTTGATAGCTCTATTGATGAAGATGTCTTTGTAATTGGTGGTGCAGGTGTCCTTGTCAATGCTTTACCGTATGCTGGTGTGGTGTTCCATACAGTCTTCCATAAAGTTACTGAAGAGGCCACTGTGCATTTACCTTTTGAAAACTTCTTTGAGAAGCTGTATGATAGCCGTGTATTTGCAAAGGTACAGTCAAGGCCATCGGATGATGGTAAAGCAACCTTTGAAATTTATGTTCCACAAGTAAAAGGACACTTTTGATATGTCACAAGCTGATTTGAGTTACAAAAATATCCTGAACCATGTTTTATCCGTTGGTGAACTGCGTACTACACGAACTGGAGAGGTTATCTCTGCATTTGCTCCACCACAGTTTCGTTTTGATATGCGAACTGGTTTCCCACTCTTAACATCTAAACAGGTGTTTACACGGCAAGTTATTGGGGAAGCTTTATGGTTCCTGAATGGTGAGAATAAACTTGGTGAACTTCGTTACCGTACTTGGGGTGAAAATGATGGGGAACGCTGGACTATCTGGTCAGATGATTTTAAACGCTGGTTAAGCTCTAATTATTCCTCTGAACAAGACTGGTTAGAGGATGCAGGTGGTAGAATCTACGGGGTTCAGTGGAGAAACTTTGAGGGTCATGATGGTTGTGTTGTAGACCAGTTAGAGACCTTAGTAGCGAAGATGAAGGGTGATATCACAGACCGTTACATGCTTGTTAACGCTTGGAATGCAGCAGATATTGCAGCAAACTCAATGGCTTTAGCACCTTGTCATGTTCTGTTTCAGATTTATATCACCAACGAGGGTGAAGTTGACTTACAATGGTATCAGCGTTCTGTAGACACCTTTTTAGGGCTTCCGTTTAACATTGCATCTTATGGTTTTATTCTGGAAGTCCTTTGTAAGATGACTGGATACACTCCACGATATTTGATAGGTGTCTTTGGAGATACTCAGATTTATCAGAACCATATGAAGCAGGTTTATGAACTGATGAACAATGAAGAGTTCCATGCACCAACTTTTGAGATTGGTATCCCACTTAACACTTTAAGTGACCTAAAACATCTCACTGCAAGTGATTTTATTGGTGGCATTAACAACTACCAACATGCAGGGAAGATTGAAGCACCTCTGTCAGTAGGTAAGTAAAACAAAAAAGGCTCCTTTTTACGGGAGCCTTAAATTTTATTTTTCAGTATTCTTTGTGTTCTTCTCAGTAATAGCTTGGAGGGCTGATACTGATTGAGCCAGATTATTTACACTGTCAGAGAATTTATCAAGAGTTTTGGTAAGTTTTGCGTTTTCGCCCTTAACATTCTCTAACTGAACTTTCTGGTTCTCCATCCCTAGCTGAATCAATCTCATGTCAGACTGTAAATCATGAATAGCTGAATAGTTACTTTTTGAATAATTATCTAGCTGCTGTAACTTTGTTGTGACAGACACTTCTTGTTTACCACTTGAAACTTGCATGGTGGTATACATCCCAATAACACTAAAAATACCAACTACAATTGCACCAATATTATTTTTAAAAGCTTCCTCTAGCCACTTCATTTATTTCTCCCCCTTAAAAGCTTTTTCTAAGTTATCTACGAACTCATCATCAATAGGTGTGTCTGTTTTACTCGCAAGATATCTTGCAAGCTTAAAGAACACTTTCTCAATCATGTATTCACTTAGAAGGGATAAAATGAGTTTCCAGAAGAAGCTACCTAGATTTTTTAGAAGAATTGCTAGGATTGTAGGCATTTAATCACCTCATCAGCCAAGATGGTGAGAATACCCATAAAGAATATTAACACCATCTTAACAATCAGTTAACAAGGGATTAAGCAGTTCTTACCCAAGCCATTAACTTGTAGAACTGGTTAGTAACACTAAATGCTGAACCAGAGCCTGTACCACCAGTGTTACCACTAACTGTGTGGCTGTGAGCACCAATACCTACAGAGTGAGCATGTCCACCAGCAGATGCAGCAGTACCACTAACTGAGTGGGTGTGAGCACCATCATTTTCAGTCCAACCAACATGGGTCTGAGCAGAGTTCGAAGATGCAACTCTACCTGATGGAACGTTAGCGTTGTCACCCTGTGAAATTCTGTGTGCGTGTTGCCCAGCAGATGCAGCAGTACCACTAACTGAGTGGGTGTGAGCACCAGTACTATTAGTGTTCTTCGTACCATAATCAAAAGATGAAGTGGTAGCAGAGAAACTATGGGTGTGTGACGGTAAGTTACCAACAGATAACACCACAGAGTCTGAACCACCTGTTGTAGCAACATCTGAACCATCTGCTGCTGCAATCCTGATAGTCCTACCAACACCATTGTTAAGATACGTCCAAGTTAACCCAGGTAGTGCTGTATTAGGGTCAACATCACTGTTAAACCAAGTTACAATACCTACTGGATAGATTTTATTAAGGTCTGTAGAGTCACTAATTGCTGTTGCAAATTTCTGGTCAGTTTCTGCTTTAGTATATGCACCAATCTCTGAAGGGGTTGGTTTAAAATCAGTTGTGTAAATCTGTGCCTCTCCGGCATAGTCACCATTTTTGTCATAGGCATAGGTGAATGTTGCCAAACCGTTTGAACCGTATACAAAAGAGATACCCCTTGCGTGTGCAGCAGTCTTACTAGAGTGAGCAACATGAATTGCCAACTCTTTCAGACCACTAGTCACATTGTTGTTTCTGACAAAACCTGAATACCCAAGATTAAATGCTGAAGGGTTTTCAAGATTATCTACAGATGCAGTCATCAAAGATTGATTTAATAACTGAGTCTTAACAAAGTATCTAGCATCTAAGTTAGACCAATTTTTTGGTTGAACCTGCCCATTAATATACAGATTCTTATTCATACTAACCAATGTTGGCTCTAGGGAAATTTGAGTGCCTGAAAAGCTGTTGCTCAAGGTTACCACGTTAGAATTAGCAGTTCCTACGCCCAGCCACCACCTAGATACATTCGCAGTATCAACACCACGGATATATTGTGGCTGTCCCTGTGTTAAGCTCCTTAATACTAAACCTTCATTATCTGATACAATAGTCTGCACATTTGTGAAAGTATTAGCAACATTAAGTTTAGGGAGATTACTCAAAGTGGCTGCCGGAATATATCTAGAATCAATGTTAGTCCAATCAGAAGGTTGTACTTGACCATCAATTCGAACTGTTTTGCTCATGGCAATAGTGTTACCTAGTGAGACTTGTGTTTCTGTTAGATAGTTATAGATTTTTAAAATGTTCTCATCACCGTCATTACCAATATACCACTTATAATTCCCATCTGACTTTCTTGCTCGGATATATAAAGAGGGAGCAGTGTCCACATTTCGCAGAGTGATGGCTTCAGCATTCTTCTTAGCAACAAAATTAGAGAAAGTGTTAGTACCAGTAAAAGTGTTATTACCAGCTAACTGCGCAAATCTCTGATTAGCTGCTGTCTGGGTAAAATACCTAGCATCTAAGTTAGCAAAACTTGAAGGCTGAACTTGGCCAGCAATTTGAAGAGTTCTGTTGACTTTCACCAAATTCTCTAAAATAGCAATTGAAACGTCAGACTTTACATTCTTCAATACAAGATTATTTGTACCCCTATTATCATTACCTAGATACCATCTGTTAGTACCATCTGCATCTTGACCACGAAGATAGAGTGGAGCACCTTGAGTGATATTTTTAATAATGAGCGCTCCATTGTCAGAGAGGATAGCTTGAGTACCTCTAAAGGTATTATTCACGGCTAGTCTTGCATACCTTGCGTCATTCTCTTCATTAGTTCTCATCCCAAGTTCATTAGGGCTTGGCTTATTCAAAGTATGATAAACAGTTGCCGACCTTGAAGCGTCTGCAATAGTTAGTTTAAGGTCGTTTGCGTTGATTTTAAAAGTCTTTAAAATATCACCAACAGTAATCTCAGAAGAGCCTGTGGGGTCGAATACAGCCTTGCCACCGTAAAGTAGCTTAACAATTCCTAAGTCACCCGTCATAGTGCTACCAGCAATCTGAACAAATCTTTCAAGCTTAAAAGATGCTAAGAAATCTTGATAGGTCATTCGACGGTCTTCATCACCCAGCATTTTAGGTCTCTTTTTAACTCTGACATGAAGAAGGTCATCTGAACGGATTGTGTCGATTGAGTTTAGCTCACTCAATTTGTAATCTGCCATTATAAATTTTCCTCTTAAAAGGGGCTATAAAGCCCCTGTAAAGAAATTAAGCTGTTCTCTGCCATACATACAGTACGAAGGATGGCTGTTCAATATTAACTGCCTGACCTCCACCAACACTATTTGTATTGCCACTATGTGTATGTTCAGAAGAAGAAACTGTTACAGTGCCACTATGCGTATGTGAACCAATACCAACTGTATGACTGTGAGCACCAATACCAACCGTGTGGCTGTGGTCACCTGATGCACCAGATGTGACGTTAAAGCTGTGTGAGTGCGCACCATCACTAGAAGTCCTTGATGTCCTTCTTGGACCACCACCATCAGAGTCAGCCACAGCATTACCAGAGCCATCATTTGCTCTAGGATACACATCATGGTTGTGAGTACCATTGGTGCTAGTGTTACCTGACACACTGTGTGTATGGTTACCAGTTGTGTTAGTAGCTTTTGTCCCATAGTCAAAAGAGTTTGTAGTCTTAGTCCCATAATCAAAAGCTGAAATTGACACAGTTGCATTATGAGTGTGACCACCACCGCTAAGAGACACAGAGTGGGAGTGCTGAGGTATGTTATTAACTGACAAAGTGACAGTTGAAGCGCCAAATATAGAACCTGCTGGTCTTGTATCAGAGTCATAGCCAACCAATGCCCTGCCTTTTGAAACTAACTCCCAAGTACCTCCACAAATTAAGTATGTGGAAGGGTTTGCAGAGTTCATAGAAAGATGGATAGTACCTACTGGATAAGAAGCCTGAACAGCCTTGTACAAGTTATTTAATGCTCTTGCTGTAGCATACTTATCTGCATCTTCGTTATACAGATTAGATGTTGTCCAGTTCTGAACATTACTTAAACCAACCTGTGCCTTAGTTGTATTGTGTGGGTTACTCTTGTCCTTGATATGTTGCTGGACAAGGTTATTAACCTCTTCTGAAGACATAATCTGTAGATTTGCTCTTGCCTCAGCTACATTAACAATATCTGATAAGTTATTTGCAGCGACTAACTGAAGAGCATTAATAACATTATCTAAACCAATTTGTGTTTTAGTAACACCATGAGGGTTATTTCTTAGGCTTGCGTGTGGAGCAAGTAATTGCTCAAGAGTACACCTCTTATCCTCAATACCCTGCTTAAGATGGAAGATATCACTAAGGTCAATTGGTAAGGATGCTTGAGGCAAGGCACTAATTTGAATTTCACCTACTGCCATTATTAAGCTCCTACAAATTCATAAGTATAAAGATTTTTTGTACTTGTTGATGCAGTACCTGTTTCGGTCTTAATAAGCTTCCAGCCATTAGCCACCAAATCTGGTTGCGCAGTGGCAAAAGACCTTACCTCACCAACAGTACCATTTGCTTTCTTCAGGAGATAGTTTAAGATATAATTAAACCATTGGCGACCCATTGGTTCACCTCTTAATAAACCAGTCGCCTGAATTTCTGGTGGTGGTAATACTTTTAGCTGGTTACCATCAGCATCTACTTCATCTGTAGACCAATTTAAAAATGCCATTAAGAACTTCCTTCTTGCTGTGATTTATCTTTTCTACCTTTGATGATTTGAGCTACTTCAGCCATAACACCATAATCACCACCTGCTACAGTTTCTTTACCAACGATGTAGTTGTCTGTAGCATTATAATTTTTATTAACCTTCAAGTAATCTACTGAGCCACTATTAGCCGTTCTATCAATCTTGAAATAAGCATCTCTTACACCAGCATCTGCTAAACTCCCTAGTAAGTTCTTCTCTAAAGAACCTCCTGTATTGTTGGTAACCAGACCCTTGTTAGCATCTGTAACAAGCCAGTTATCTTTATCATCAACAATTGCTAAAGCAGAGTCAGCAACCTCTACAGGTGTCCAAGCAGTACCATTCAGGGTTACATCTCTTAGAATGACTGCTGAACCAATAGTTGTTGCAGCAATTTTTGCTAATGTGTATGCTGTGTCAACAACGTTATTTCTTGTGTTAACTCTAACCACAATACCAGCAGTCATAGGTGTAATATGTTCAAAAAGCTGTGAAAATGTTGCATCATACAGAGTCATGATAGCATTCTGTAAAAATGTTGGGGTTGTATCAGAACGTCTTAGAAAAATCTGAATATAAAGAATTGCTCTATATGTTTCATCATCAGCACCAAGTGGTCGTGGTACTTTAATTAATGCACCGATGTTGTCAAGTTGCTGTCCAATAGCCTTCCTGATATTCCTTTCAGTGTGCATCTGCCATGAAACATCTTCCAATGTTTGTAGCTCATCAGTGATAGCTTTCAGCAAACTCGTATAGATGAATTTCTCTTTAAACTGTGTAACAGTCCTTTCATCAAGAGTCTTGTAATAAACATCATCAATTTTCTGAAACATTATCACTCCTTAGTAATGGTGTACTGGCTACTTTCCCATACAGTGTATTGGTCACCATCAACAGTAATTCTTGCTGTAGTGTACTGTCCATCACTAGGTGGTACTGACTGGCTATTGGATAGTGCTACTTTGATTTCATTAATCTCGATACCTTTAATGACATTATAAATATACCCATAGATTCTATTAGGGATAACATCATTACCAACTTTCAAAGTTCTACCATAAGCGTTAATACCTTGAATAATACTGTCTCTGATATCTTCTTCTGGAATTGTCAAGCTTTCTTCATTATATAGAGAGTATGATACTTTTACAAAAGCATACTTAGGTGTTGGCCTACTGAAGTAAATATTATGAGATAGTCCACCTAAGTCATAAGCTGTCCCAAAGATAGCCCCATAAGCTCTAATACCAGCAGGTTTAGTGTCCCAGATTGCTTGAGCAACATTATCATTTTGACCACCAACTACAACAATCTTGAAAGATTTTGGTGGGAGTCCTTCTGAGCTTGTCTCTTCAGTATCATTTTCAACACCTGAAGCATCTGATACGCCCTGAACCCTCTTAACAGCAGCTACGATTGCATCCAGAGTACCTACACCAGTAACTGACAGGGATTCTAAATATCTCTGACGAAGTTCTGTATCGGTCTCTTCATTTCTACCTGTTGTCAGGACATAACGGTTATATACGCTATCAAGACCATCTACAGTTGTTTCAATTTCGATAAGTGTCCCAGCTAATGCAGGAATTGCACCAACTTCCTCAGCAACAACATCATGGATAGTTGTAATTTTTGTGAATGTGAGGAATGTGGTAGCAGTCACTACCATAGGGTTGGTTCTTGCAATAATGTCGCCTTCATCTTTATAAACTCGTAATGCTGAACCATCATTGATGACTTCAGCTTTTGCTACAATACCACCATTAATTGCATTAGCAAGCTCAGTTAATAGTACTGTGATTGTGTCTGAAGACTTTGGCTGATAAGAGAAAATAACGTTATCAATAATAATAACATAATTTGCATCAGTTCGTAAAGAGTTAACTTCAAGAATAGCCTCAACACAGTATGAAGGGGTTAATGTAATGTTTGAAACTGGATAGAAGATATTCCCAGCAGTACTTCTTAATCTGGTTGTAGACGGAATTGTTGCACCTGTTGTTCCAGTAAACTCTACTTGACCTCTTGTAGCTTGAGCAACATATCTATACACAGCGTTCAAAGCTGTAATATCATCAAGGTTAAAACCTTCAGCTTTATCAATCGTTCCACCATCATAGATTTCTGATAGAATTTCATGAGTGTCTGCTAAAGACCTTGCAATTGAAGCTAGAAAGAGACCTAACTGACTATCCTCAGAAACGTCAAGGTTTGGTGAAATATCTCTAAGAAGCCTTGATTTGATATTATCAAAAATTTCCTGATATCTTAGAGTTTGTAATCCTGTTGTAGTTAATCCTGCCATTAGATATTAACCTCTTGCGTAATGTCTGTTAAAATATCTGTTGTAGTAGTTGCATCAAAATTAACAGTTACTTTTCTCTGAGCATTATCCATTGAAGAAGAATAGTTATAGATGTTAGATACATCTCTTGTTTCAACAAGGTAGGCTTTCATGTAATTATCAAAGATAGAAGTTTTCTGTTTAAATTTGGCAAGTTGTAAATATGGGAACCCAGCAGATGTATTAAAGAAAACTTCACCAGCCCTTAAAAGGCATCTAATATGAAGTCTTTGAGCAACCTGAGTAGCTTTATCATCTTCTGGGATAATTCTAATTTGGTTACCAGTAATCTTTAAATCTCCATGAGCCACATACACTGAATCTGAACCTAAAGTGGCAACATAGTCACCACCTAGATTTAATGCAAAGTCTGTTTTCATTATTGTGCCTCTGTAGTATCAGCCTCACCAGCAGGGTCTGTCCAGTAATAATGGTGCGTGTGTTCATTAAAGCTCACACCAGTCGTGTCACTGATAAAATCTGAGCCGTGTACTTCTTCTGTTACGTACAAGTTTTTAGAAATGTGTACATCACCTTCAAAGTAGAAGTTACCATCATCAGTAACTCTTAATACAGAGTCACCGAAATGAAGTCTAACTGCTGTTGGGTCTGGTTTAAAATTCTGTGTTCTTGTGCAGATGCCTACGAAAGCTACACAGTCTGAAATATCATGTGTCCTTCTCATGTTTGTTTCCATCTGAACATTCTTGTCATTGACAACGAAGTCATCTAAAGGTAACATTGAGAAAGCTAACCAGCATCTGTCATTAGTTTTTACGGGGAATGTTAAAGATGCCCCACCACCACTTGGAAATTGAACAGGTACACCAGTAATCTCTGGCATAGGTAAACCGTTAATAGAGTAAAGTGGCTTAACAGTGGCTGTTTGAGTCTTTGAATCGAAAGACTGAATAATGGCTGGTAATCCAGTATACAGTTCTTTTCTAAATTCATCAAGACATTCTGAAACATACCCAGACATTCTAGTAACTGGTGACTTCATTATTCCACCTTCTCTAAATCTAGTTCAGTTGTCCAAGCACCACCAGTAAAGTCAAGATTGTGAGAAAGACCTTTTACTCGATACTGACCTTCAAAATCTTCACTTTCCCTAATAGTGATGTTATCACCCATCTTAATTCTCCCATCTAAATGGATTTTGCAACGAACTCCAGTTTTAACTTTAATAACTGTCTTATTCTCTTTTTTCAGAACCTTTCTAGTTCTTCTGTAGTAGCCTTGCAAAGAATCAATAACGTTATATGGGTAAATTTCCCAAGAAAGTTGTCTAGCCTTAGCGTTAAAAGGAACTACTCGGATTTGCTTGTTAAATGTATACCAACGTAGACTACTTTCTTCACAAACCTTTGTAAGTGCCTCTGCAACACTTCCCCAAACACTAAAACCATTCTTGTAAGTGTAACCATCAATACTTGAAAGGTCTTCATCAATAAGTGAGAAACCTAGTCTGTTGACTAAATCTCTAATCACACTTTTACGCGTTGTCCCTGCTTTATAAGAAATTGATGTCTTAATCGTGGTTCTTTCCATTTTATCATTGGAACAGATAACCTTTGTAATCATATCAACACCACGCTTATATGTATAAGCATATTCAATAGTGCCTAGATAGATTAATGGGAGGTTATCATATTCAATAATAAGGTCGCCATTTGCGTCCCTTTTAAAACCAGTAGTGTAACCTGCTCTAAGCATAACTGTTGCACCAACGGTTTTGAATTTGGCTCTCATCTCTTTATTAAGGTTGTAGATTTCAAAAGTGGTATCATCAGAGGTTACTTTATTCTTCTGAGACGTATAAGACACATTACAAGTAAATTGTAAGTTGTCGAAATAGTCCATTTGCATAGAATCTTTAGCATGGCTTGTAGGTTTATCATTAAAGGCTGTAGTTTCACTACCTACAGCCAATTGATAGCACCTAAAAGAAGCCCCAGCAGTGCTATCTTTTACAGACATTACAAGTTCTCCATTAATCTCATATCTTCTTGAGTGTAATAATTAAGCTCAAATGCCTTTTCTCTTCCGAAGTTATTTCTGGTAGGCTGTAAATCAGTACCATACATTCGTTCAACAAAAAGCTCTCCAGCTAATGAAGGAATTACATAGCGTCCTGTGATTGATTGGTCTGCAAGGCATTTCTTTTCAGATAATAATACATTACCATCAACATCAGATAGCGTCAAGAACCATCTGTCAAGCCTCTCTTTATACTTTAATTCAATTACAAAGACAGTGCCATCCAGAGTTACAGTTTGTGTAGACCATTCTGTATCAGGAACAGGAATATATTGTGACATTAATAAGTCCCCTTTTTATTCGGATTCACTGAATGCTTTTGTAATGCTTTTCCATCTCCAGCAGTTCTGTTTAATGCTGCTCCGGCATTTCTCTCAGCCTCTTCACTGAATGTAGTAACACCTTTTCTGGTTTTTGCAGACATGGAACATTTTGCAAGGGCATTATCTTCAGCACTAGTAAGTTCCCTTACTCCATTGGCATCAAGGTCGAATAATAACTGACAGTTTAATTTCCCATTACCTAGACTTGTTGTGGTATTCCCTGTATTCTTTTTACTGGTAGCACCACCATCATTCGTGGTAGCGGTCTTTCCAGTTGCAGCAGAAATATCAGTTTGTCCCACGATAGCTTTAAAGTTAATTTCCTGAAAAGTTAGCTGGATTCTTAGACCATTTGAAATACCAACATCTTTAGAGGCTTTAAAACTTGTGATAATGGAATCATCAATTTTAATTCCGTCTTTACAGATGACTGAAATAATTTGCTTCTGGTCACGCCAGCTTTCAAGAGTGTCGATGAAGTTTTCTACTAATTGCCCCTGACGAGTTAATAATAAGCTTCCTTCATAGCCAACTACAACGACACCACTAATAGTGATTGTTCTGGGTGCTCTTTGCACATTATCTGTGACGGTTTGCCCTGATTGCATATTCTGTGTAGTCACCTGCATAGGGCTATCAAATTCCATGTTCTCAGTTGCTGATAAGGTTAAGAAGGCATCTACATTATCTCTTAAGTGGAAATAGATGCCATCTTTGCCACTATATTTGATTTGCATATTAGAATCCCATAACATTATTCTTCCTCTGGATAGCTTGAACTTAGAAGAATGTCTTCTTGATTCTTGTCAGTAATATCCACCATCTTAGTAGCAATTTGTTTACCATCAAGATTGAAAGTAACATTCAGGGTTTGTTTAGTCTGCATAGGTAAACCAGAAGGGGTCATCATCATTGGTGTCTGGTTGAACTTATTGGCAAAATTATCAATAGATGTTGATAGTTTATCCATGATAATCTCCCAATTAGATAGACCATTATCAATTAACTTTCTGTTACCTTCAACGTCTTGAGTGTACTGTGCAAACTGAAGTTGACCATTCTCATCAAAGAACATTGGCCTTTTTGGGTTTGTAATATTTGCAACAGCATTTTCAAATGGTTTTGGTAATGTAACTTCACTGTAGTTTTTAGCAGCATTTGGGTCTGTAGAGCCTCTTAGCATTAATGCTGAACCAACAGTACCAAGTGCCATTCTCGTTGCTGTAACTCCACCTGCTGCTGCGGCTGCTTCTCCGGCTGCTGCTGTGCCTGCTGCACTAACACCAAGTCTTTGTAAGATTTTACCGAAGATACCACCACCAACCAAACCACTTAGTAGCTTGACTGATTTTGATACTACAGCAACTGCACTAACACCAAGTCTTTGTAAGATTTTACCGAAGATACCACCACCAACCAAACCACTTAGTAGCTTGACTGATTTTGATACTACAGCAACTGCACCACCAATTGTGACAACTGTTCCTAGAAATTCACCAGCACTTTTGATAAGCTTTTGCTGGCTGTTGTCAAGGTCTTTATACCAAGCTCTTGCATAGTAGTATAATGCAGATGTTCTGTACATGAAGTCTGTTACGAAGTCAAGTAGGTTACTAGCACCTTTTAAGAGGTTCCCAATCACAACAC